AATACTGCGGTAGACCCGGGCACGCTTGTCAATTCAACCGGTGTTCTCTACCCGGCTACAGATTTGTTGTCATAATTTAAAGGAGAAAAAAAAATGGCTGATATCGCATACGCGAATGTAGTCTTTAAAGACGCCAACGGTAATACCGGTCACATCAAGACCCTGACTGCCGCTGACATCACCCGTGTCCAGAACACTATTCAGGGACTTAAAGATCTCAAGGACAGAGTGGATGTCGTCCTTGACTCTGCCGGCGCTTTCCTGAGCACCACTGAGGCAACTGATACCGTCTTAGGTACTGTGAAGAAAGCTTCAGCGTCTGATGTTACTGTCGGTACCGCGGGCAAGGTTGTTGATGCGGCTCAGTTAAAAGCTGTAGCCGACAAGCTCACCAACGGTGTTCACTATAAGGGAACCGTTGCCACCTTCGACGCTCTGCCGTCTTCTGATGTCGAGGCAGGTGACATGTACAATGTTACTGCCGCCTTTACTAAAGACGGCATTAACTATCCTGCCGGAACCAATGTCATTGCCGACACTTCAGGCGCGAAAGTTGACTGGGACGTCTTAGACGGTGATCCGTCAGGATATGCCAAGCAGGCTGTGGCTAACACCTTTACTGCGGCCAACAATTTTGAGAACGGTTCAATCACTGTTCCCACCAAGGCCAAGGGCGATAACAGCACCAACGCGGCTTCCACCGCTTACGTCGATGCGGCTGTCGCGGGCGTTGTCAACTACAGCGCGTCCGCTCCTGCTGATGTGCCCGCTTTAGGCAAGAATACTGTTACTTTCTATCCGGCCGCTGATCTGCTTTCAGACGCGTCTTAACAGTCCGCGCCTCCCTCTGGGGAGGCTTTTTTAAAAGGTACAAAGTATGGCAACAATAAATTATGCTTCTCTGGTTTTAAAGGATAAAGACGGCAACATAGGCACAGTCAGGACTTTAAGCCAGACCGACATTGCTAAAATCAACAACGCGGTAACCGTTACTACCAGAAGTGGTCTGCCTGTCTACAGTTCCGCCATTGACTATGAGGTAGGTTTCGTTGTACGTTCGGGCACTTACATTTACCAGGCTCTGGTAGCGAACGGTCCTAACGAGTCGGCAGGCGCGCAGCCTGTAAACAACGGCACTTACTGGGCGCAGATTGGCTCAGTCGCGGATGCTACTACTACTGCCAAAGGCGTGGTACAGCTGGCTGACAATGACGCGATTACCGCAGGAACTGCGGGACGTGTGGTTGACGCGGCGCAGCTCAAGGCCGCCGTTGATACGATTGAGAACATAACCGTATCCAGTGTCCCGGTTGATCCGTCTGCGCTTAACGCCCGTGAGGGTGTGATCATGCCTGCGACTGACTTACTGGATTAGGAGCGCAAAAATGACTGACGTAACACATGGCAAGCTTGTCTATAAGGACAGCAACAACAACGCCGGCACAATCATTGGTCTGTCAGAGAATGACATCAACAAGATGAACGCCAAGGCAACTCTGGACGTGGCAAGCTCTGCAAGCGCTTCTTTAAGTAATAAGCACGGCGAGCTGTACCCGGCCACTGACCGTCTGACTGCTCCTGTGTCACACACTGATTTGCCGGCGGCGGCTAAGTTGATTTGGACCGGGTACAACAATTATGCCGACGATGAGTCCTCTGATCAGATAAAGATACAGCATGATCACACTTTCCGTGGTTCTAACCTGTTAGGCAGCGGTCATTTCGCGTCGCTGGACGCCTTGTCACGTGCGCTTGCCGCGGGCGACTTTTCCGATATTTACATCGGCGACTATATAGACGCCCCGTTCAGTTATGGCGGTACGTCATACACTGCCCGCTGCAGGGTAGCGGGTATTGACTACTACATGAACTACGGCGATACGGATTTAATAACAAGACATCATCTTGCTATGGTGCCTGACAGTACTATTGCCGCGCGTATGAACAGCACAGATACTACGGACGGCGGATATGCAGGCTCCGAGATGTACACGACTACTCTCCCGGCGCTTATGAACGCTTTAGGCGGTGCCGGCGGTACGCCTTTCTACGGGCATCTGCTGCCTTTCCGTGAGCTGCTGTCTAACGCTATTAGTACGGCTTCCGGTACTCATCCTGCTATGCACCCTGGTTCGACCGGATGGGCGGAAAATTGGGCGTGGTACACAGTATCAGGTGTCCTTATGAGCGAGCAGCAGATTTATGGTTCAACCTTGGCAGCATCTTCTGTATGGGCACAGGGAAATACGAAACCTCTGCCGTTGTTTAATCTTGTCCCGGAGTACATGTTTTCTACTCCTACTGCCGCCAGATATTCGCATTGGTTGCGTTCTGTTGTGTTTGATCGGGCCTTTTGCATTGCTGCCGACGACGGCGTAGGTGTCGGCTACGGTTCCTCGGCGAATGTGTTTGGACTCCGTCCGCTTTTCGTGATCATTTAATCTGCAATCCCACACCTGCAAAGGCAGTGGGATTTTTTCATGCTGCTATGGATTTACGTAAAGGTTTTGTTTGAAGACACATTATTTCATACAAAAATCAGGCAAGGTATACTATAATCTGTGTATAAGTACCTTCATGCGTGAGAACCTGGTTTTCTTGTATGATAATTATGCGCGTTCTTTTACAGAGCGTTTTTGAGATCATTTATGGAGTACGACCTGTATGACAGTATATTTTCTGTACGATGAGTACGGTTACCTGAAAGGTAATTTAGCCTGTGAACAGCAGCCGGAACGTTCAACTACCATAGAGCCTGAGTTTAAGCCTGGTTATTGGGCGGTCTTTGACAGCAAAGCCAATAAGTGGACTTATGAGAAGAAACCCGCCAGCGCTGCTGACTTAGAGGGTACGACTGTTGCCAACTTCACAGATGCCGCTGTCGAGGGTTCTGACCATGACAAGGAACTGTATGCTCTGTTCCAGGTTTACCTTGATGCGGATCACAAGATTGTTACCAATGACGACGGTACTGTTACCTTCGCGCGCAAGAGCGCTGAAGATCATCAGAGTGAGAAAGACTTAGCCGACCGCAAAGAGCTGGCTGAAGATCTGGCATCGCTAAAAGCTGATATCATATCTGCTATCGCTAAGGGCGATGACACTTGGCTGTCGGAACTTAAAGCTGAGTATAAGGAACTGATTGGAGGTTAATATGGCACGTGTGAGAACTCGTTGTAAATATTGCGGTGCCAAGCTGGCAGAGGACGGTTTTTGCTCTCGTCCGTGCAAACCTGGTGAGCTTGACCGTAAGATTGCTCAGGAAACCAAAAAGCAGCCTGAGACTAAGTAATTCATATTAGATTGGAGTACCGCAAAATGGCTAATATCGCACCAGCAAATTTCGCGTATGTGAACGCTAACGGTGACAAAGGCAACGTACAGGTTTTATCAGATGCCGACATTACTTTACTCAATGAGGGTCTGCAGGATATTGAAGATCTCAAACTTGCCATCCAGAAACCGCTGCCTGCGGGAACTATCATCCCTTTTGCGGGTAATGTCGTTCCGGAAGGCTTCCTCATCTGCAACGGCGCTGCCGTAAGCCGTACCACTTACGCGAGTCTGTTCGCGGCTATAGGTACTCTATATGGCACCGGTGACGGTTCAACCACCTTTAATCTGCCTGATGCCAGAGACAGAGTATTGCAGGGAGCGTCAGGAACGCATTCTACGGGCAGTTACATTGCTGCCGGACTGCCGAATATTACCGGTTCCAGAATCATGCAGCATGACTTTATAGGCGACTACTGGCAAGGAGCATTAGCAGCAACTTATATTGATACATCTTACAAGTTACTACAATTTCAAATACCTCAGTACATAGACGCAAAATGGATTTATAGTTTTGATGCATCAAAATCCAATGCTCTGTATGGAGCTAACGCAACCGTACAAATGCCAGCCACGGCTGTTCAATACTTAATTAAATACTGAATGGCAGTCGCGCTGGGCTGTACTGTTGTGGATGAGCCGTACAAGGAATTCCATAATGAAGCGTTTAATATTATATCAAACGCATTTCCACCTGACTCAACAGTAGTAAATGGTATTGACTTTGAACCCTTTGATGGATGATAACCGTTTGGATTACGTGGATCTTCAAAATACCAGAACAATGCACCCTCTGTGTCTGGGTTTCCGAGTCTCCAAGCAAAAGAACTGCGTGCGTCTCCTTCAATATTCGGCAGTCCAGCAGGAATGTAACTGCCTGTCGAATTCGTTAGTTTGAAAGCAGGTAGTAATTCAACGAGATCATGAGAATGCTTTTGTGCTATAAAATGTGGAATTAGAGTATTTTTAATTTATAATATTTTTAGTTAGCTAACTAATTGAAGGACGGTCTTAAATGGCAACACGATTACAGACAGCATATCGCTTCGATAAGTACAATTACTATCGCGGCGAAGACAAGGTTATGGCGGATGCGGCAGGCAATCTGTTCTTGCCGGATGATGACACCATGATAGTCCCTGAACTCAAAGAGGGGTACTGGTCAAAGTTTGATAAAGCCGGTAACAAATGGGTAGAAGAGAAAATCCCTGCCACCTGTCAGGAAGTGATTGACGCCGGTCTTTCCGTTGTATCTAACTCATCTGAGCCGCATGACCGTGAACTTATAGATCTGTTTGCACGTCTGGTTGCGGCCGAGAAAGATGTATACCGGCTGCACACAGAGCCGGGTACTCTGGTTCAGACCATCGAGAAAATCCCGGAGCCTACTCCTGAGGAGAAAGAGCGTCAGGAGCAGGAGAAACAGAAAGCTGAGCTGGACAGACAGATAGCCGAGATCCGTGAACGTCTTGCTGATGCTACTCTGTTAGGCGATGAGGAATGGATCGCAGAGTTACAGGCTGCTTATAAGGAACTGATAGGAGCGTAATTATGGCTACGAGTTCGACAAAAGTAAAAACAAAACGTTGCAAGTACTGTGGCTCTCCTTTGGCAGATGATGGGTTCTGTTCTAAGCCATGCAAGCCAGGTGATTTAGAGCGTAAGCTTGCAGTTAAACCAAAGCAATCTTAATTGCAAGTATGTTTCACAAAAACCGCACTTAATGAGTGCGGTTTTTTGTTATATGTTTTATACTTAGGTCGAGGGGTTAAGCGGGAGTTGTTGTGTTTATTTCAGACAAGATCTTAGTAGATATCATTTGGTGTGTCATTGGTGGCTGTACCTGTTTTGCTACATCATTTTTAGTGGTGAGTTTTAGATCACCACGTATATGCTTATCGCGTAAGATTGAGTATGGACTTGTAAGTGCTCTAGGCGCGTTTGCCGTAAATATGTTGGCGCTTAAATACTTCCCTGATAAGATAGAACCTACAGACGCACCGGCATATTCAATCTTGATTGCGCTATTTGGTTTGACACGGATCCTTAACTTTATAGCCAAAAAATACGGCTTAGGAGATAAACAATGACAACTGAAAGAAAACATCGGTTAATTCATTTATTGTGGCGTGTCGTAACTTATTCAACAGAATTAGGAGTTGCTTTCCTGTTCATGGTAGAAGGCTTGCTCCAGATGTACGGAGTGATAGTGTTGACCTGTTTCCTGTTCGCAATAACCTACGGGAAAATGCACGCCGGGAGGAACTAGCGATGTTAGTATCTGAGCAGGCATTTTTAAGCATATTTCCAAAAGCTCCTTTGAACTTACCTAAATTATTCAATTCGTATTTCCCAGCACATGGTATTGAGACCAAAGAACGTATCGCGGCTTTCATAGCGCAATGTGGGCATGAAAGCGCAGGTTTCACTGTCACCAAAGAGAACCTTAATTATTCAGCCAAAGCCTTACAGTCTGTGTTTAAGAAATATTTTCCTACTGCTGAGCTTGCTGAGAAATACGCACGTAAGCCTGAGATGATTGCCAATCGTGTATACGCTAATCGTATGGGTAATGGTGATGAGCAATCAGGTGACGGGTGGCGTTATTGCGGGCGTGGTTTTATACAGCTGACTGGTAAAGCGAATTACTATGAGCTTGCCGGTGGCTTGAATGACATGCAGTATTATATAAATCCTGAGCTTTTAGAACAGTTGCCTCATGCGCTTGTTGGTGCGCTGTGGTTTTGGGATAAGCACAAGCTTAATAACTACGCTGATGACGGTGATCTTAAAGGCATGACTAAGATCATCAATGGCGGTTATAATGGGCTTGACGACAGATTAGAGCTATACGAGAGGTTGATGGTCATACTATGACAACGTGGGTTAAGGTTTGTGTAGTTCTAAGTATTCTGGCTTTTGCGTTCTCCGGTGGCTATTACGTACGCGCGCTTAAAGCACAGCGGGATTTAGCGCAGCTCAATGAGCAGATGCAGCAGGAGTTAACACTAGCTCAACAGCGGAATCTTGAACTTACAGATCAATTGTCCCATGTAGTTAATAAGGCTGATACGGAGAGCGCGAAGCATGAGAGTGAGCTTAATAATACTTATGAGCATTTGGTTAACAGCCTGCACGACGACGCCGACCGTTCAGCCGGTGAAAGTAAAACCGGTGGTACCGTCGCTGCCGGCGCGGTTTATGGAAAGTGCGACTGTAGACAGTATGCAGCAAGTCAACGAGCTTTTAGAAAATTACAGAAAGACGTACTTGCCATAACTTATAAGTGTGACCGTGACGCAGCACGTTATAATGAGCTGAGGAATTTATATTTAGATTTACAAAAACTGCTTAATCAGTGAGGGAGTGATTTATGCAGATAGTTGAAGAAAAGCTATGGCCTGATATAGCTCACGACATAGCTATGCTGTCTGTACCGGCAGCAGGAGCAGCCACTTATACGGCTGCTGACATAGCTAAAAATCATGGTATTAGTCTTGAAGCGTTCACAAATTTAATGCAGCTATCCTCTTTCCAGATGCTCGTTCAGGAAGAGGTTAAGAGGATTAAAAGTTTAGGACCACACGCTGGCGCGCGTATACGCGCGGAAGCTATGGCTACTCCGCTGCTTGAGAACCTTTTTAATAAAGCAATCAGCAATGAGCTTAATGATGAGCTGGCAATTAAATTGCTGAGTATGCTGTTGAAATCAGCAGGGCTCGAACAGCCTCCGGAGGTTCTACAGGCACAGCAGCAGTCTAACACTGTGAATATCGCGTTCAATATTCCAAGACTGCATAACAGCAAGCTTAATCATCTTGCCACGCAGCCACAGACTAATGTGATCAATGTAGAGGGGTAGAGAAATGAGCAGACTTCGTGAACGTCTGAGACCATTACAGCATCATGTACTGGGTATACCTAAAGAAGTTCAGGAACAGCTGAAGCATCTTAAGACGATGCGTGTCAGCGCAGTGAACACAGAATATGTACAGCTTATAAGCAGAGCGGAGTCACTGTATCAGCATTTGCTGAAGCAGGCGAAATCTTATGAGGCAGTGGCAGACGCCAAGTGTCCTGAGGAGAAGTTGGATCACGCGGCTGAGTTGTTTGCTCACCAGATTTTGGATCTTGCCTTTATCCACGACGCCATTGCGTCCACAGGTTATCCTATCGGAGAGTTCCCTTACAATGACGTAGCAGATCAGCTGTTTTCAGTGGAGAGACTGCATGACAACCATAGCTGATTTTAACTATGTCCCTACTCCTACTGGTCTGCAGTTCCATGAGTCCGACGCGTTAGTCAAGCTGGTAGACGGTCCGTTCGGTTCTGGTAAGACTTGCATGATCATGAACGACGCCAAGTATTACTGTTTGTCGCAGGCTCCTGCTCCTGACGGTGTGCGTTATACACGTATAGGCGTAGTGCGTGGCACTTATCCTGAGCTTACGTCTACTACACGCAATTCGATTTTAGAGGTTTTCCCACAGCAGTTTGGTACAGTGCGTTCCGCAGGTTCTCCTATTTTGGGACACTATAGGTTCCCGGTAGGTGACGGTCCTTATGATTATCTGGCACAGGGCAGACCATGGCATGAGGGAGACGGCACCATAGCTGATGTGGAGTTCGCGTTGCAGGCTTTACAGACAGCCCAAGATGCTGAGAAGATCCGCTCAGCCAACTGGACTTTTGCCATAATCAATGAGGCTACCAGCGTTGATTTTGAAGTATTCTCCGCTATGCTGGGTCGTATAGGGCGTTATCCGTCTGAGAATATGGGCGGTTGTACCTATGCGGGTATTCTGATTGATACCAACCAACCTCCTCAGGGGCATTGGCTCTTATCGATTTATCGTAACCCTCCTTCTAATTATTTAATTCTGCATCAGCCTCCGGCAGCGTTCAAGCATACAGATGAAAAGGGCAATGTGACTTATGAGCTTAATCAGAACGCTGAGAACCTACGCAATCTGGGAGCTAAGAAGAAACCAGATGATTTTCACACATGGTCTAAAGATCAGCAGGACAAGTTCCTGCATGATAAGGGGCTAGAATATTACGACAATCAGATTAAAGCATTGGAATTGCGCGGTCGTCAGGATATGATCGACAGTCTGTTCTGTATGCTTGATGTACCTATGCGTGACGGTAAGCCTGTGTTTACGCTGTTCGACGTAGACGTGCATGTGTCTCATGCTCCTGTTCCGGTTATACCGTATAAGGGTGTCATTGTAGGTTACGATACCTCAGGTATTCATCCCGCGTGCGTGTTTATGCAGGAACAGGGTGATACATGGGTTGTACTTGATGAGCTATACGGTGAGGGTCTTGGTATGGAGGCTTTCATAGAACAGGCTTTTTTAAAGTTGATCGCAGAAAAATACAGCACAAATACTATAATTGTGTCATGTGATCCGGCAAACGCTAAGGACAGCTACACAGGTTTAGCTCCAAGTCAGCACCTACAGGAGCATGGTTTTCAGGTATACATGCCTAAGACCAATGATCCTAAGACTCGTATACGTGCTGTAGATTTGCTGTTGAATAAAAGAGCCGGCGGTTTACTGATATCCTGTAATTGCAATTTGCTGATCAATGCTATGCAGGGCGGTTACAGGTATAAGAAACTCAGGGTAATGGGGAGCGTTGAAGAAGCTTACGATCCTAAACCTGAAAAAAATAACTACTCACATATTGCTGACGCGTTACAGTATGCCTGTTTAAGTATACAGCGTGACGATTTCTTTAACTATGACGCACGACCTGTAATACGTGAGGTGTCACGTAGGCGTAATGTGCTACGGAGGATAATGTAATGGCTGATGATAAAATCCATACGCAGGGTGTATATGACTATGCGCGTGACAATGTTGAATTACCGTCAGCGTCTTTAGATAAGCTTGCGTGTACAGTACTGTCCCGTTTTAACAGAGCCGTATGGTGGCAGTCTATGGAGCAGGTAGGCGGTCGCAGTCTTAGAGTTGTATTGCGTGAATGTTATGAGCAGTACAACGGCATATTAAGTCCTGATGATCAGCAGATTGTAGACGAACTTGGCGTGAGCGCTCATATCAATCTTACGGCTATGAAGTCGTGTCTTGTGCAATCATATCTGCTTGAATCATTGGTACAGGCGAATCAGCTGCCGTGGGTGATTGAGCCTACGCCTATCTCAAGTCTGTCAAAAGATGACGAGGACGCTGCTGTAGAACAGTTGTTGCATGGTATAACTGCAGCTAACTCCACAGGCTCACCTATGGGTTCGCAGAATATTCTGGATTTGGCAAAGCAGATCAAGGATGATTTGTTGCGTAAAGAGACAGAGCTTGCCAAAGATAAAGCAGAGAACATGGAGAAGCTTTTGACCGACCAGTGTATTGAGGGTGGTTGGAATAAAGCCATGTACGCGTTCACTTCTGATTTCACTGTCTATCCGTTCGCGGTTCTGCAAGGACCTGTACCTACCGTACGTAATTGTCCTGTATGGCAGGGCAACACCTACACAGTCAAACAGAAAACTTTCTATGAGTTTAATTCCATAAGTCCATGGGATTTCTGGTATTCACCTGATAGTGCTGATACTCAGTGTGGTACAGGTGTGTTTGTGCGCCAAAGGTGGACACGTCGTCAGCTCATAGATGCTATGCGTCTGCCGTCTTACAACGCGGATAATATCAGGAAAGTTTTAGAGGAAGCCGGGCGTAAGGATTATATCTACAGGTGGATGAGTGAGAATCCTGAACAGCCTGATGAACAGCTTTTATTCTGGAACAACTGCACCACTACCATAGACGTGCTGATACATTATGGTTTTTTCAAGGGTTCAGAGCTGCGTGACTATGGTGTGACTGATATAGATGATCTTGAAACCTACAATGCTCAGATCACCGTAGTAGGTCGCTATACCATTCAGGTTATTGTACAGAAAGATCCAAGTCTGAATATTAGACCTATATTTACAACTTCTTTCTACAAGACCCAGAACCGTATACCGTCATATGGTATCGCGCAGCGTTTGCGTGACACAGAGCGCGCGTTTATGAACGCATTGCGTTATCTGATGATTAACGCTTATAACGCCTCTGGTCCTATAACGGAAGCTGACTATACACGTCTTGCCAAATACATGAGCAACGAGGATATCAACAAGATAATCCCTAATACGATTTACTTATCTTCTGCTGATGTGCCAATGTCAAATCCTGCTCTGAGGTTCTACACAGTTCCGAGCGCCATGCCGCAATATCAGGCTATGATGTCATTTTTCATGGATATTGCGGATCGTGTCACTAATATACCTGCAGCCTTGCATGGTACAGCTGTCGGATCAGGCGCTAACCGTACGTTCCGTGGAGCTGCCATGTTGCAGGGTAATGCGGTAAAAGCTATCCAGGCGTCGGTCGCGAACATCGACCAATTCGTGTTCAAGCCTATGGGAGAGCTTTTGTATAATTACAATATGAAGTACAGTGATGACGAGAGCGTTAAAGGCGATTGCAGAATAGTTGCCGCTGGTGCCAGCGGTCTGATGCAGCGTGAGATTGACCGTCAGTCCTCATATGAGATCTTGCAGATGATAGGCTCAGCAGGACAGCAGATCATGCAGATGCCTAAAGGTCCAGAGATTGTAACATGGGCGCTGACTAATGTGTTGGGTAAGATGGGTGTACCTAAAGACTTACTGGTACAACAGAATATTCCTGCACCCGCGCCACAGCAGAATCCGTTAGAACCTGAGCGTACTGATATGACGGCAGGTACAGCAATGGCGGATTCAGGTATGCTGCAGCCTACCGGTAATGTATAAAATTTATTAGAACTATACATAAGCACGTGAGTTTTCAAGAATTTGATATATACTATATGTAGAGGTAAAAACTATGTTAGACGGTGTAGAAGTAAACGTAGGTGATACAGTCTTCGTACTTGGTATCGGCTACGGGAACGTGAACTCAGTTTCGGCTGACGGTTCATTCAAGGTTAAAATCGGCAGAGCTACACAAGAGTACCGTGATGGTGGTATGATTGGTAACGTGCGTAAGGTATATTGGCACGATCCATTATTCATTGTCCCTCCGAAAGATGCTACTTTATGGGCGACTTTCAAAGAGCAGGCATTGTATAACTACGCGCTTATGGTACGTGTTCTGCAAGGCGGTATAAAAGCACCTGAGGGAACCACTGATGAGAGCAAAGCTGAATAAGTTGTGGTATGAGACTAAGTGGTTTTTCCTTGAGAAAATCAACTGGTGTCATCCGGTTGACCGACAAGGTAAAGCGAAACCGCAGTCTCGATTCTACACAATCTACTGTTGGCTGTTCTGGCCTATTCCTTGGATGGAACCGGCACCATGCTGGTGCTGTGCGTCTGTACGCGGTCTGATATATGGACTGATTTTAGGATTTTCATTGGGGTACTTGCTATGAATTGTAACGTACAGACAGGTTACGCAGTAGGCGCGACTGTGTCCTCAAGTGGTTCATGTTTGGTAGCGTCGCCGGGCAAAGTGATTTTATTCTCACCTACTACGCTGGCAGGTACAGATCGTAGTGCGCCATTTACTATTACACCGGGTATGGCTGTTCTGATTGACGCTTACAATCTTGCGCCAGATCTGCATGTCTACGTGAACCGACTGGTAGTTACGTCAGATTGCATTACTACAGGTGTTAGCTGTAATGACGCTGACATGCGCAAGGCTGGCGGTAGTGCTCCTACTGTAGTTTTCCGTGAGCGTATGACACTGGGAAATAAGCAGGATAAATGGAGCCTGATCAAGAACTCTGACGAGCGCGTAGCCTCCCGTTGTCAGCTTTATATCTCAATGCCTGGAACTTATGAGCTTGAGCTTGAAGATGCCTCAGTACAGCTTAACGGTACTATGGAGATTGAATATCAGGCCTTTAAGGTAGCTGACGTAGGACATTTACCGGCGTCATACTATGGAGGGATTGACTAATGGCAGTTACCCGTTCTATTCCTACCGCATTGTTCCACGCGAAATCCTCCAGTGTGGAAAGTCCTATTTTCTTCGTAGATCCGGGTGAGGTTGTTCAGGTTTTAGGTTTTGGTTTTGCGTGTCAGCGTGCCAAGCTGGATGATACTGAACGTGCTGTACCGCAGGTTGCGTATCTTGAACAGATCATTTTCAAGGAAGCTAATGTAGAACATGCTACAACAGTCGTGCAAGGCAAGTGCTGTTGTACTAAACTATATGATAAGGCGACTGAAATACTGGCTACGTCTGAGGTTATGCTGTGCGGAAATTGTGTTATGCTTAGTGCATCTAATAATCACATGTTGATAAATTCGCCAGGCGCATACCGTTTCATACTGAATGACGTAACTGCATTAACCAATGTACAGGTATTTATCAGAACCTTTAGTATGCATGAGTTCCCATGGAATTCTAAATTGTTTATTGGAGAAAGATTATGAGTTGCCTAGAGACTGGTCCATTTGACGGTGGCACCTACAATGATCCCACTGTCAACAATCCAACCGTATCAGGTGGTACACTGACTAACCCGACCTTAGACGGTTCAGTTACGATGACTGAGTCCGCAGCCAACTCAGTACTCTCAGCCATGCAGGAAATGAGTCCTGCTGCGGTAACTGATGATCCTAAGCAGAGTTCAGCTGATGATCTGCCGGCAATTATTATCGGTGAAGACCGTACTGTAATTCTCGGTAAACCGTTTAAGTGGATTAAATGTGGGGACGGCATGATCCCTGTATTCCGCAAGGGGTAAGCTATGGATCTCGAGCGTTTTGGTGTTCAAAGCAGACCTAGCCGCTTAGAAGAAGCCAGAGCTAGATTGTGGGAAATGTCGGTTCCTACTACACGTGAACAGTATCTTGAACGAAAAGATCTTAAACGTGAGATTGACACAATGGCAAAAGAAGACTATATGAATACTCATAAAGCCGGATATGCCGCGATTATGAAGTTACGGGGACAGACCCGTGAGGAGATAGAGTAATGGCTTGCAGCGCATGTCGTCAGTCTCCTGTGTATCGTAGACCATCTTCTACACCTACCGGTAACGGTGGTATAGTTTTGCCTACACCTACACGGGTAAATAACACAACCGCACCACACACTGGTGATGCCCGTTCCAAAATAACCAATTTAAAGTATGTCCCAAAGTAAACAAAGTAAAAAAGAACTAAAACTTTTACTGAGCAATCAGGCCGGATATGACGCGCTGCTTGCGTACCTTGAGGAGCTTTATGCGGATTTAGACAACAGTCTGACCAGTACAGCCCGTATGGTACTTTTTGTGTCAGATCAGCGTGATGCTGCCATAGCGTTACATGGCAAGGTTCAGGTAATCGGGGACTTAATAGATTTACTTAAATCCATCAGCAAGAGGGAAAACTAAATGTACAGAAACGGAACAGTCACGCGCAATCGCATACTCGAAGCACGTGAGCAATTCAGAGACAGTTTAAAGAATGACACTGCTCCGCAGAGCGCAGTGTCAGCTCCTGATCCTGCCGCAGTTTCACAGCCTGCGCAGCAGCCGGCACAGCCTGTACCTCAGGCAGCACCCGCAGCTCAGATGGTACCGCCGTCTAATATCCCTGTACCGGATTCTTTTATTCAGACTGTAGACAAGCTCGGTCAGTTACAGGAAACTGCAGCACCGGCACAGCAGCCGCAGGAGGATCCTGAGCTGAAATCCGCGCAGGAAGAAAACGCAAAGTTACATAAAGAATTAGAAGAATTACGTAAAGCACGCGAGAATGACGCGCAGTCTTTACAGGAACTGCAGCAATTACGTGACAAGAAACAGATTGATGACTATCTGGCGGGCATGTCAGATTTAGGTTCTATCAATCCTGATGACGCACGTAAACTTATCAGTCCGCTTTTAAAACGGCTTGATAACGTTCAGTCAGAAAATCAGAAGAAACTGCAGGAAGCTCAGTCCGCTGTTGATAAGCGCCTTGCGGAACTGGACAAGCGTAACAATGTGAACAGGTCTAATCAGATCTACTTGCAGATCATGAAAGCGCATCCGGATTTACAGGAGTTACAGAAGTCAAAAGCGTATCAAGACGTGATGCTGTCTCCTGTTCAGCCTGGTTCTGCCGTTACCGTCGGTGAGCTGGTTACGGCTGAATTACGCAACGGCAACGCGGATTACGTTATAAAAGTTCTGGATACAGTTAAACAGCGAAACACTGTACCGAATATCAATCAGATTGCTTCTGTCGGAGCGTCCTCAAGTGTAGCAGGAGCTACCGGCGGCACAGACAACAGCGGTGACAGATTAACCCCTGAACAGATCTCGGATTTGAGATACAAAGTTCAGATAGGTGAGATGAGTCGTGATGAGTTTAGGCAAATCATGGCTCGTCATAGGGAAGCGTCAAAGCTTCATTAACTTAGTAAAGGAGAAATGAAATGCCAGCACCATTACAGTCTGCTAGTGGATACGGTGGGTTAGACGCTACCCCTCTTGCCCGCCCTGGTTACTACAATGAAATCATGGCTCGCGTATACGAGCGTGACTTCTTACCTGATATTACCAACTCAGATATTGATGAACGTATCATCCGCTGTCACCAGCAGGTACAGATCCTCAAAGCACCTGAGGTCGGACCTTGGCGTTCTATTCAGAAGAATCAGGAAATGATCCCGTCACAGGTAACCGCTGAAGCTATCTGTTTTGAGATCTGCAACGCAGCTTACAACGACATCAAGTTTGACAAGCTTGATATTCGCTGGGCATGCGACCGTTGGGAACAGTTCGAGCAGAAATTCCTGGAAGACTGCTATGAGTCCTGGGTTTCTGTGCAGCGCCGCTGGGTGCTTGCCGCTATGGTTGTTGAAGCCAGCGCGGACAATCAGGGTGCCAATGCGGGTAAGAATCACGACATTGATTTAGGTTCCCGCGGTAATCCTATTTCGATCACTCCGGCAAACATTGCTTACCACTTCACCAACTTGCAGCGCGTTCTTATGGAACAGCTCCGTTGGGTAGAGGGAGAAATGTTCTTAGTTCTTCCGGTCGCGTTCCGTACTACTCTGGTACTGTCTGACTTCGCTAACTCCATGTGGGTCGGTGATGCCAAGCGTACCTCTTTTGCTGTGGACGGTATGTGGGAACAGCCGATTGCAGGCTTTAACCTGATTGAGACTGTACATGCTCCTATGGTGAAAGAGAGCGACGGACGTATCTGCTACTATGTAATCGCTGGACACAAGTCAGCCTTTGCGTATGCAGCCGATATCATCGACGGACGTATTGTTTATCCGGAAAGAACCTGGTCTGCTGAATACCAGATGCTAGGCGTCTGGGGCGGTAAGATGCTGTATCCAGAAGCTATTGCTATTGGTTACTGGACTTTCAATCCAGGCGTTTAACAAGGAGGCTTTATAAATGGCTAACAACATCAATTTATATCGCGGCGGTACGCCGGTTGTGCGTTTCATGTGGAATGATAAAGACTTTCCGCAGTACCAGCCGCCGTTTTCTCAGAACCATCAGGGCACTCAGTCTCCTTTATTCGCAGACGATGTGCCTATGGAGGAGACCCCGCCGTACGACTCTCATGCTGACGGCGCTTATAATGCCGGTAACTTTGTGCTGGGTATGCCTATTGCTCCGCATGTTCGCGGCAATATCGCCCAGCGTAAAGCTCTGCAGGCTTATAACATCGCGGTTGGCGATATAATGCAGTGCATGTGGCTTCCGGAAGATCACATTGCCACCTTCCTGAATCTCAAGAGTACTACTCTGGATTCAAAGATGGCCGGTGCGACCATTGCCTTATGCGTGCAGAACGCTGTACCTGACGCGAACGGTGATTTTGTCTACACTGAAGATACCGATTTCGACGCTGCAGTTACCGCGCAGGTAGGAGCCAACAGCTTTAACGTGGCCGAGCCTTTCAATGCTTTCGTGTCACTGTTCAAGACTAAAGACGACTATGCTGTGCCTATGTACAGTTCACCTGCTCTGCCGGCTAAGGACTCCTCAAGTTCCGTCACTTTCCCTGCTTACAAGGTGTTCGGAATAAAGGTCCTGTCTTTACCGACTGATAACACTGTCACGTTCGCGGACATGATGAAAGCTATCTATTTATCTGTAAGAATGGAAGCTTTTGAATGCCCGTCTGCTCTCTAAGGAGGTACTTATGGCTGAACCATTACAGTTCGACGGACTGCCGCGCTGCCCTGCCGGGAAGTTAGGCAGAGATACTACTGACTTACCGCGCAAAATTAGTGCCTTACGCATGCCTAAACCAGAGGATGCTGAAAGCACTGTAAAGCGTGGTAGTTCACGTAGGCGTTAATTAGTTTTGCATGGAGGGATATTATGCAGGCATCACAATTACAGGCTAACATGCGGCAAGATCGTCTAAACGGCGACACGTTCACTGAGTCGTATGCTGAAAGTTACGCACGTTTACAAGCGCTGAACCCTAGCAACACTACTGTGCTGCCACGTTCACCTTGTATTCGTGTTAAAAAGACAGGTGTTATCTGGCCTTGGTCAGAAGAATTTGCTGCCAGACCAGATCTCTGTGAGTGCTGTAACGAAGACGGCTCACCATGGGAAGACAAGACACCTGTTGCTACACCTGAACCTGTACAGGTAAACGGCGTAATTGAGCGTCCCAAGATTAACAACGAGCACACGATAGCAGTAGGGCAGGCAAGTGAGAAACTAGGCGTAGATGCTTCTTTTTCACAGGATTTCTCTGTAGCAGACGGTACGACCTATGAGGCTATGCCGCTGCCGAAGCAGAAATCTTCTGTACCTATTGGTGCTATTATTGATGCAATGTTTGACAATCAGATGAATAAATAAAAATCAGGAGAGCTTATGGCTGTGCTGCAACGTTTAGCACGTCAAGTCAGTATTGATTTGAATGATTACGCAACAGGCCATGAGTTCACCACATGGTCTGAAGAACAGATAAATACGTACTTGATAGAAGGACTACAGGTCGCATTCACATTCAGACCAGATCTTTTCTTACATTCCGTCGTAGTAGAGCTGGATGCCGGAAGTAATATTCAGCGTCCATGTAACTGCACTTTGATACGACGTGTATATGGTATCTCTACTAAAGACGGGCGTCTGCTCTATGGTCTACGTAAGCGCAAAAGTTCCGAGCGTTTGCAGTGGTATGGCAAGACCTGTCCTGTAGATCCAGCGCATTATCGCGCACGTGATTACTACATAGATTCCGAAGAAGATACTTTTTTCATTGAACCAGCTCCACCTGTAGGACAGACAACCTATGCACTGCTTGAGTGTGCGCAGGCTCCTACGGCTGAGGATTTGGCAAACGGTTATGAGATACCGGTTGAGTTGGAAGCTCCTGCAATTCAGTGGGCTTTATATCGTGCCGAGATGATAGACGGTGAAAACAACTCAACTATTTATCAGGTAGCCAACGCGCACAAGCAGACTTGTTTCGACCTGCTGCGCGCGCAGCTGGCTCTTAATGACTCTATTGAAGTCGATCATGCTACACCTGGAACTACACAGGTAAAGGTGTAAAACAATGGCTAATATAGTATTTGAGAATACTCCTAAAGTACCTATAAGCGAGTTTCTAGATGAGCTTGCATATGAGTTCACAGACGCGCCATATGGTTTACTTGAGCATTGTCTTAAACGTGTAGTTTGTAGAATCTGTGAACAAACTAACATTCTGCGTAGGACTTTGTTCCTTGAGACACAATGTAATGTGCATAACTATATCTTAGAACCGCCTGACTGTATGGAAGTGATTGCGATTATGTCAATCTGCTATTGTAAGAGCAAGTTCCTGCACGGTCCTTTGTACAGATTGACGTCTCCGGTATGTACTTGCTGTTGTTTCAACAATACCGTACATGTGGATAGAGGAGAGATTGTGTTCTCTGCTCCCAAGTCAGGTACTACGTTTAGAATTGAATTGTCCGTTAAACCTACGCATGACGCTTGCGAGATTGACAGTGTCCTATTAAACGATCATGCTGATTTAGTTGTTCAGGGTGTACGCGCCATGATGTTCAGCATGGTAGATAAGCCGTGGTCTAGTCTCCAGCGGTCACAAATAGAAGAGCAGGCATTCAAGATAGCTTGTGCGGAAGCTGCCGTAGATACGATGTTAGGACAGCAGCGCGGTGTTATGCGTGTTAAGAAACAGAGGATCATCTGATGGCTACTAACAGGTGCAGAAATACAGTAAAAGTCCTAGATTGCGGTAGCGAGTTAGAGAACGAACATACAGTAGTTTATGAACCATTCGATGTTTGTTTACCGTTTGGTCGTAAGCTGATTTGGGACGGACAAGGGCTACGTTTGCAGGAGAACGTAGTATTAGCAGACGGACAGTATGGCTTAATAACAGTTGAGAACGGGTGCATCACTGACGCGTCCGCGCAGCCTGTCTGTGAGTACACTGCGCAACCATGCACGCCTGCAGCGAGCGCATGTGGAGACGGATCAGGCAGTATCTCATTACAGCCTGGTGCTGATAATCTTCTTAATTATGATGCCTCAGGGCGTTTAGGCGCATCGCTTAACTATGAGACCAGCACTGCTGGATTGTCTATTACAGGTCATGGCACGGTTGCCAGTCCGCTTGTGATCAATTACACGCCCGGAGATTCTGAGAAGACTTATCTGCAGAGCGGTACACCGACTATTCTGCCTGTATCAGGCAGTGGTTTCGGTACAGATCCATATTTCATAAGCCATGCTGAGTCGGCACTTGGAGCAGGTACTTACGGTAACTTCACCATAGATGCCTTTGGACATGTCACAGGATACGCGGAGCAGACCCTTGCGGTTACTTCTGTAGTAGCGGGTGACGGTTTGACGGTATCCCACACTGGAACTATTTACACCGTAGGCATGGAACGTAAGACTACCAGCGGCACATACCGTCTTGGCGGTTATGATTTGACCTTTGACGGGCAGGGTACGTTGAGTGGTAGAACACAAGTTATAAGTTTACCGGTCAATCCTGATACAGGCATTATTACTTATGATCCTACCTATACTACGTTTACGTTTAATGAGTATGGCAATCTGATAGGTACTACCGCCCGTGCTGATGTAGCTGATGATCAGTTCGCTGAGGTATTCTATTCAGGCAGAACTTCCACAGCTATGACTGCTGTGACTACCAAGTCAGCTTATTTCAAGATAACTTATCGCGGTAGACTGACGGTAGCTATGTTGACAAATCAAGTACCGGCAGGCTACGGCTCTTTGCCTGGTCCGTATACGGTAACGATTAACGGGAGACAGACAGGCGCGCTTGCGCACTATGTCATAATTCCTGTACCTACCCAGACCGGTACAGAGATGACTGTTTTCATAGATGAGATTGTAGTTATTACAGACGCTTACTATGGCGCAGGTTCGTACACTGTTTCGATTAACTGTAGTACAGAGGATTTCACATTCCCTGACAATGCCATAATGACCGTTGAACTGATAGCGAGGAGCTAATGCCGATCATCTCTAATTTCGGCGGTATTATCCCAAGAGCGGCTTGGCATGACTTACCGCTTACTAATGCGACTATAGCTCACAATGTGAAGCTGCGTAATGGTAAGCTCGAGCCTTGGCGTGAGCGTTTAGCGGTCGGCGCGGCTGTAACGGACGCGGTCTGTGTGTGGTATCACGGATGCTGTTATTACACATTTGACAAGTGTGTAGACATGGCTGAGTACGTCACAGATTATGACAGATTGTATTTTACAGGCAGGCAGGATTATCCAGAGGTAGCGAAGATTGGTACTGCCTGTGCGCTTGATTATTACAGGCTTGGTGTTCCTAAGCCTGTTTCCGTTCTTCAGGCAAGCAGTACTAGCTCAGACGGTCGTAATTGCGCTGAGCGTTCTTACGTATACACATATGTAAATCAGTTCGGTGAGGAGGGAGCACCGTCTCGCCCGTCCAATCCTATTACGGTGGCTGACGGTACAGCGGTAAGGCTTTCCAATTTTGCTGTACCTGATAGCGTGTACGGTGTGACCCAAATCAATATTTACAGGACTGCTACTGCATGGTCAGATGGATCAGAGAAAGTTCAGACTGTACAAACCGATTATCTGCTGGTAGCTACTATACCTGTTGGGACTTCAGCTTATGCAGACACCGTACTTGAGAAAAACTTAGGCAGCGCTATCACGACCGAGTACAACAGAGAACCGCCTGAGAACTTGCGTGAGATAAGATATTTGCGTGGTACTGGTGTACTGACTGGAGTTACTAACAACAAGGTTCATTTCAGTCAGCCGTATCAGCCTGGCAACTGGCCGTCTGAGTATGACTTGACGCTTCCGTACAATATCGTGAATATCCAAACGCTTGGCAACAAACTGTTTGTATCTACTGACAGTTATCCGTTTGTGATAGATGGCGCGCCAAACTGTGAGGCGCATCAGTGCAGAGCCGTGAACGAGGTGTTTACGCCATTGCCTGACATTAGCTGTGGGCATGTCAACAGCTCAGTAGCTACTCCTTTTGGTATGGTTTACTCATCTAAAGACGGACTGGTACTAGTATCTCCGGATGCTAAATTCCAAGTGATAACCTCAGCTTGGTTCAGTACGGACGACTGGGTAAAGATTAGACCTGACACGGTAAGGCTTGCCTATTGGCGCGGTTATATTGTCTGTGTCACAGATCTGATTGCGTTCATGCTTGAGATAGACGCGGGTGTGTACAATGACAGTAAGATCTCACATCTGGTAACTATATCTGACGCGCCTGTAGCTCTGACTACCACGCAATCAGGTGAGCTGATCATGCTTGAGGGTAATATCCTGTGGCAATGGAACGCCGGGAATACCTATCGCGAGTACAAATGGACTTCACGTGAGCTTAACTTTGGCGGCACATCAACACCATTAGCCTGCAAGGTAAAGACTGACGGGATCCAGTTACTTCTTATTGATATGGACGGACTGCATCTGTATGAGCGGTTTGTGCCGGATGAGAAACCAGTAAGATTGAAAAGGCTGGGGCGTCAGCGTTCGTGGCGTTTGTCTTTTGTAGGAACCGGTACAGTAGAATATGCTGCGCTTGGTATGCTTTTAAACACACTTGAGGGAAATACACAAAATGGCACTGCAATATAAATACTTAGAGCGTCCTAAGGACGTAGATACCTGTATTAAACTTCTCCATGACGACATTATTCCATTGCTTAAAGAGCATTGGGATCGTGACGGTATGCCGTTCTACAATCGTCCATTTGAGCTGAACGTTGAGGCTTTCGCGCGTCTGTGGGTAACCCAGGGCATTTCTATTGTGCTTGCTTATGACAATGGTACAGCAGTTGGTATATTTGTAGGTGTGCGTTTTACTCCTATGAACTTCGGTGTACAGGTTCTACAGGTTGAAAATTGTTACGGGCGTACTCCCGAAATTGAATCCGGACTCTATAATTATATAAAGAGTATCGCGAGTATTCTTGGTTTCGAGGAACTTTGGATATCTACCGATATGAACTCGAATCCTGATTGTTTCAAGCAAATTAGTAAGTCTGAGATAGTTCGCTACAGTAGAGATTAAGTATGGCAAGTCAAAGCGCTGGTTACGCCTATGATAACAAGTCCTGTAATAAAGGCATAGACGACGACGGTAAGGGCAGCCTCTCTAATCTGTGGCGTCTGGTGCCGGCTGTAGTTGCTGCCTACAATACAGGGCAGGCGGTTGATTACGCTCTGAAACAATATAATATTGCCAAGACTTATCTGAAAATTTCTCAATGGTGGCGTAGTTACTACAACGCATACTTCAAACCATTAGAAGACCAAGAACTTTCCGATACTATGGCATTGACTGAGACTACGCCATATTACGACACTATGCGTGGTCGTGCTCAGACACTTGGTCGTTTGAAGTTCAAGAACGCTGCTAATAAGGTTGTACAGTGTACATCAGAATATTGTACCGGACTAAGACAGCAGTTATTGTTTGAAACGTCTGAGCAGGAAGCCAGAGCCATAGCTACACTGACTGGCGCCGGGTATCGCAATGAGCGAGCTTACTATGAGGCTCGGTCTGATGTACGTTGGAAACGTATGATAGCGACTGCTACCCGTGGTAGAGATATACAGGCTAATGCAGTTAATTCAGCTCAGCTTGCATATGGGATCTACGGTAATTTAGGACAGCAGGCAACAGAAGGCGCAGTCGGCGCTGCAGCTGCTTTTAGTTATTTTTCAAACCGTAACAATACGCTATATCCTGGTTTCATGCGTGGCACGCTTAACATACAGCAATCTATGCCTGCCGGCATTGCAGGTGCTAATCCAAGCTCAGGATATGTACGGGACCATAATGGCAATTTAGTAGCTGCAGATCCGCAGCAGATGGGATAGTGAAATGGCTACATGTATAGCTGCGACTAACGCACGAGTTTCAATCAGTAATGCTGCAGATGTAGGTTCTAACGCCGGTACTAACATTTCCGAAGCAATAGGTAAATTTAGTGACCAACAGCATACAGATCTAACTCCTATTGCTAAACGTATGTGTTCATGGGCAGCTCCGGAATACGGCACGGTAGGAGAGGGGTGGGACAGGAAAGCTATGCTGGCCGCTCAGATTGCTATCTACGCGTCTATCATAGGACTTAATACTTTTATTCAGAATAAGAACCACGACATTGCCAGTTCCTATGCGGATATAACTAAAGACAAGTGGAATAGGTTTAAGGACGCTTATGCTGCGCTTGAGAAAAAGATGATCGCCGAAGCGCAGAATACTCCTGAGCCTACGGTAGATTATGTGGATGCGCATAACCGTGCCAGTAACGCGCTTACTTTTGCCTACAATTCTACTAAGTCAAGCATGGCTCGATATGCTAAACTGTACGCATTGTGTATGGATGACAGCTTGGATTTATCATATTCTAAGACGCTGTTGTTTGATGATACTGTTAATTATAATTACCGTGACGCAGAGAATTTCAGCGATTACAAATCTGACAAACGCTGGAACCGCAGATCTGACATTCTCAATTTGGGTAGAAATACACAGGCTACGGCGTTCAGTTATGCACAGCACGCAAGCGAATCATTCGCGGGACTTGCTGGCGCTATAGCTCAGGCAGGTAATGGTTTATCAGGTTTATTAGGTTATATGCTGAACCGTAATGAGACAGTATATCCGGCGCAGTTCTCGCAGGCTTCGCTGTTTGGCAATGGCTTTACAGTAGCCGGTGGGTTCAATCAAACCACAGTAGGTTTTTAGGAGAGTGCTATGGCAATCTTTATTCCTGATTTATTCGGTGGCTATCTGAGAGGTCGTCAGGCAGCTATTGCAGACAATTGGACTGACTTAAATCAGTTCAATCAGGTGCTTGGAGGACAGATGCAGAATGCCTTCAATCAGCAGGTAATGGCGGATAGAGCACGTATCTCCAACGCGTCAGCTAACATATCGGATATGAACCAAGCTGTAACCGGAGCTACTGCTGATCAGCAGTTAGATCTCATTCAACAGCAGAAGTTACAGAAACTAAATGAAGCTAAAGCCAGACTGGACAAAGCCCAGCTTGATTATCAGACGGCGCTTGCTGAATACAATCAGCAGAACTTAGATCCTAAGGTTGCGGGTCAGAGAGCACAGACGATAAATTCTTACATAAATCCGCAGCCAACTCAGGCTCAGGCTCAGGCTCAGGCTCAGAATGGTACTGCAACTCCACAGAACGGAGCTACAAATGGTAGTGTTTTGAATCTACCGAAGATGCAATAGTTAGGGTAGAGCTATGGCTAAGTACGACGCAAGATTAACGCAGCTTGTAGATCAAGCTTTAGATACTCCACAGGCAAAAGCTTTTCTCGATATGATACAGGCAGCCGAGGGAGGGGCGTTCGATCGTACTTTCGGAAACCAGCAATTCACTGATTTCTCCAAGCATCCTAATAAATCTGTAGCCTTTACCGATAAGACCGGCAGGCAGTCCTACTCAACAGCAGCCGGTGCGTATCAGATCTTAAAGTCCACATGGGACGACATCGCGGGCAGGATAAACGCTACCGATTTCTCAGAGCGCAACCAACGTAGAGCCGCTTTAGCTTTAGCATTCCAGAAACCGGGAATGTACCAGGCTATAATGCAGGGTGATCTGAATAAGATTGTAAACGGCGCAAACAGTATTTGGACTTCTCTACCTAATTCTACAGAAGGTCTGAAACGGCATGCTGTCCGCTCAGGTGATTACATCACGCGCGCGTACAACTCTGCCCGTCAGAGTTATGGTCTGCCTGTTGTAGCAGGCTATCAGGGCAGTACTGCTACCGGTCCTGTAAGTACTCCTGTGAGCACCAATCAGAATTTCTTTGCCAATATGGCTATGAACTCGATTGGCAACAATGGCTCTTTCTATGACAGAGCCATGGATACAATCCGGAATAAGACATGGTCAAATCCGGGCAATGTCCCGTTCGAAATGATGAACAGTAATGTAGGCAACCGTACTGTGTTCGGCTCGCCTGACCTTACTAAACCACAGAATGTGGATATGCTCCTAAACCGTCTGACCGATACTGATCCTACTCATCAGTTTGGTTTGTCTTATACAGATAACGGTTTGCGTCCTACTGTCTCAGTACAGGACACACAGGGTCGCAGGGTTGACATGATCGATAACCAGCAGGGTAATATTGCCCGTGCTTACGTTGACAGTCAGCCTATAGATCCGGCATCTATTGCGCCGGCATCAGCTCCTACCGTTTCTGGCACGCCTGATCCTAACTTGTTGTCGCCTACTTTAAGACCTGCTCCTGACGCGCTTGCGCCAGATAAGGCTATCGTTCCAATTCAGCCACGTAATAATCTAGCTGTATCAGGGGGAACATCTGTAGCGGGGAATATCCCTCTTCCTATGAACGCCGCTGCCGCTGTTCCCCCTGATACTACTATTGCACCTGTGTCGCTGTCACAGCAGTTAGCCGCGACCATAGGTGGTGATCCTCTCACGCGTGCGCTTAATGAAAATAGAGATCCTAGTGATTTGGCACGTCAGATCTTGTCCTAAATCGTATTTGCCGACATATAATATAAATAGATTTATATGAGGGAATTTATATGCCATCGTTTACTTATGATGTCCCAAAGCCGGTAAGTTCTTCTTTACCTGAACCAATAGACTATAGTTCCTCCAGCAATGGGCGGTTGGCTCCTGCTGTCAATGATCCGATGAGACTTGCTCAGGAACTTGCGCGTAATCAGAGACGGGCACAGGCAAAGGCTAATAAGAAACCTACCAAGAAAGAGCAGGAAGAAGCTCAAAAAAACGCCCAAGAACAACTGCTCGCAAACGCGGAGCTTGAAGCTCAGAACCTTATAGATACAGATCCTACTTACAGAAGCGGTACTTACCAGCGTAAGAATGAGCTATTAGACCATTACGAGAAAGAGATCCTGCCGAATATTCTGGCAAATAATCCTTTATTACAGAATGATCCCGTACTACGCGCGAATGTCCAAGGCAGAATTAAAATGGTCTTTGACAACGCCCGTAAGGATAATGAGACTGCCTCTAATTTTAGTACAGCACAACTCTTACAGGCTCGTGCACAGCATATAAAACACGGACTTGATACAGCTTACGATGACATTTCAGGTCTTGCTAATGCGCTTCGTATGGCTGGCTATACTGCGAACGACGCAGAACGTGCTCGTGTCAGAAAGCAGATTGACGAGAATTACAATACTCAGCTTAATGAGCTGAATATTCGAGAGCAGATGTTCGATGGTGATCCAGTTACACAGAACGCTATTGAACAGCAGAAACAGCAGTTAATCAAAAACCGTAACGACAGTATGCGCCGTCTGGAAGAAGCAGACGCCAGACAGCGTGCTGACGATGCTAAGCAGATTGCGAAAGATACACTTGAATTGCTCAAAGAGACCAGTAAGACTGCTGAAAACGAGCGCGCAAGACGTGAGAGTAATGAAGCTTATCGTGAGATTCAGTTAAGACAAGACGAAATTAAAGATGAATCGTGGGGTTTCACCAAGAACGCACATAAGATGGAAACAGCTATTGGGTGGCTTTTGGAACAAGTACCTCAGTTAGCTGTTACACTCGGTCTGACTGCAGCCGGTACAGCAGCCGGTGGTCCTGTTGCTGGTGCTACTATGCTGGGTCTTACCAGTGCAGTTCAGGGCATGGGTGACGTTGGTCTGCAGCTTTTCAACGACATCACGAATACTCCGACTGAACAACTAAAAAACTCCACAGACTATCAGGAGATTTACCGAAACCTTGAGGGAAAGTATAAAGATCCTGCTGAACGTGAACAGCTAGCTAAAGCTTATCTTGCCTACAATGTTATGAACGAGGTCTTACCTACAGCCGGTGCTATATCAGCTGCCTTGTCGTTCTTTGGACCAGAAGCTATAGCTGCTAAAACAGGCATGTTCAATCGTCTGTTGAGCAGTAAAATACTGGACATTGCTAACTATAAAGGTTTTAAGATCCCCGGTATAGATAGCCTTTCTAAAGTATCTCCTAAGCTTGCCGAGGGTACTAATACAGCTGTAAACGAAGCTATTAGACGTGCTCCACGTGCTGGTGCGGCAGCCGCATTGGGCGGTGTCGGTGAAGTTCCTGATGAAGTAGCGCAGCAGGTTTTAGGTAACGTAGCTTACAGTGACGCTACCGGTATTCAGCGTGATCCATTTGAGGGTGCAGGACAGGCAGCCCTGCAGGCCTTTACTACAGGCGGTATTGTAGGTGGCGTAGGTGGGCTAGTTAACAGTCCTAACGCAGCTCCGGAAACCGCAGGCACAACTGGCGCAACCGGTACAACAGGAACAGAACAGACCAGTGCTCGGGCACAACAAGCTCAGGCACAGGCTGATGCCACATTTACAGGTGAGTATCAGCCAGGTTCTCGCCCAGAGCGCATAACTATGCAGCCTAGACAGGGACAGACAATAGACATGCCTCCTGATATGCCGCAGCCGTTACTCCCTGATCAGCCTAGACTGCCGGCGCCTCCGGAGCAGTTGCCGAATATCCCAACTCCTCCAAACGGGGTTGAACAGGCACAGACTAATCCGCCTGGACTACCGGCGCCTCCGCAGCAGTTGCCTAATATCTCAGCTCCGCTGAACGTGAATGATCAGGCACAAGTTAACCAAGGCAGACTACCGGCGCCTCCTCAGCAGTTGCCGAATATCCCAACTCAGTTGAATGGTTCTGAACAGGCACAGGCTAATCAGGTTCAGACTATGCGCACCGAGCCGGTCGTTACGCAACCTACTGCTAATGCGCAGTCTCAGACTGTTCAAGCTGTACGCAATACGATGCCTACGTCTACTCCTACGAGTGTAGCAGGCAACATTGCTAATACGACAACTGCACCTGCACCTACGTCTGTAGACGGTAACATCGCTAATACACCAACTGCACCGGCTCCTGCTCCTATGAGTACTGTAGCCAATTCAATACAGGAGACACCGAATGCTAACATCAGAACAAATCAAGGAATTGATCTTACAAATAGCGAAGCAACAGCCAATCGACCAGGAAACAGCCCTGCAATTGGATCCGAAAACTTTACGCCTGCTACTGGAAGTGGTACAGCAGCTCAGAGCACAGGGATTGGCGGGATCACACGTCAGGGCGCCAGAACGCCTGCTGCGAATGTATCACCTAATCAAACAGAGATTGGCGGGGCAGGAAGCGGAGCCGGACGCCGACCAGATAATCCAGTCCTTGACACCACAGGCACGCCAGCAGATCTTGGGGAACGAGGCAGTACTAGCCCGTCAGTCCAACGCGCAGGCAATGGTGAACGCACAGAAGCAGATGGCAGCTCTCAACCGTCCGGGTCTTATGTAACCAACGACAGAACAGACATAGGTGAGTCCGCTATGGACTTCTCACCTGTGGATACGTCATCGGTTGATAACTTAGTTACGGTCGCCGACACGTTAAAGCTTAATGCCGTGAACGTTGTATCTCCTGCTTACAGTAAGAGACTACAGGATTTACGACAGAATTTTACCGCGCAGGTAAACAACGTGATTAAGCTGTCAGGACAGAAACTAAGTCCTGAAGATCTAGCTGAAGCGTCCAATGCCTATGCGCAGTTAGTTATCCGTCTTGAGAACACGCTTGCTTACGTGACACAGGCCTCAATTGAGAACGGTGTTTTAAGTGATGTCCAAATCAAGTTTAGAAACGGCATCGCTAACCGTGCCTATGGCAGGTTCAATCCTGCTACTAAAGACTTGCAGGTTTATTTCTACGAGAAAGACAAACGCAAACTTGTAGACGCTATCAGTTCTACGACTTTCGCGCATGAGTACATGCACAATACGGTTGATTATGTACTAACTCATGTGAACGCTATACGTGAACTGGCTAACAGCGGCAATGAGGCAGCCAGAGAGTTCCTGCAGGATTTCAGCGACTTTGCTCACTACTGTGGTATTCCTGAAAATAGAGATCCATTCAGTTCTGCGAACTGGTTCAAGCAGGACAATGACAAGTTCCCACATGAGAACTCTGCCATGCTTTTCGCTGACTACATAGCCGGAGACAAGCCACTGCCTACAGACACAGGACTGAACCATCTCTACAGAGGCGCTACGAATTTCGCGCGCCGTTTACGTGACGGCTATCGAATGGTCATTAACTACATCAAGCAGGCTATTGATTTATTCAAGAGCATGTTTGAATCTGGTAATGATCAGTTTGATCCTAATCATCAGAACTTCGTAGCTAAGACCGAAATAGATATAGCAGCGCATAATTTCCCAAATCAGGATCAGGTCTTTAGTTTCTTTGATAAGCTCCTGAGTGATTTCTACGCAGACTTGGCGCATGAGCCAATAGGTCCCGCGATTGAGCCTGACGACAATATTTCAACGTTCGTAGGCTCGCAGATAGACAGCTACAATATGGCGGGACAGTACGCAAGCGATGGTATGGACTTGCCTAATGCTATGCGTATGGCAGATGCCTATGTCGCTGAGTGCGCGCGTGTAGCAAGTCTTACTGATGCTGAAAAGACACGTGAAGCTATACAGCGTCAGCAAGATCTAGTAGCCAGCGCCATCGCTGAAGATCCAAGTCTATTAGTAAATTCAGCCGATGGTCAGACTGACCTGGAATCTGTCACTGTTGCCATGACAGCTGACACGGCTCCTTATGATGCTGTTCACGGTATCGTAGATCCTGTGATCCATGGTCTGTCTACTGTAAATGATCCATCTATTGATGTAACGTCACTTCCTAATAACAGTTACGAAATAGAGCCTATCTTCTCAGAAGAGCAGGAACAGCAGATCAAAACAGAACTGACTACGACTATCAATGATGAGCTTGCCAATGGTTTGACGGGTGAACCTACACCTGTTACAGAGCGTGAATGGTTCAGCGCGTTTATCAACAATGGCGGTATCGTTGATGAGAACGGTTACCCACAGCCACTCTACCGAGTAAACCACCAACTTTCCACCGCATCCAGTGGGAAAGAGCTTGAGACCATAACCTACGGGCGTATAGAAAACGCTATCCATGTAGACGACAAGCTGGAGAACGTTGACGTCGCGTATCGCGCGACCATTAAAGATTTAGCAGGCAGGGTACAGAAAGCTGTATTACAGAATAATCTGGACACTTTTGAGCCTACTGACAAGGACTTAGAGGCACTGTTCAATGCTCAGATTGATGCTATCGTTGCCCATAACGCGGCAGGAGACGCGGTCTACTATATCCCAAGTCTGTTGAATGCTGCCGACTACGCGGAAATGGATCTCTATGACTTTGGTCCTAATGTGGTCCGTATGTCTGCCAGCCGTTACAACGCGATTATGCGTAACCGCGCACAGGCTAATCAGGATGAACCTCATACAGAGAGTGAACTGCAGGAGCAGTTGTCCCAAATTCTGCATCAGTTCCATCTTAAGCAGGAGAGCCAACTGAAAGACGGACGCTATGCGCAGGCAGTACGTGTAGCTAATGGCAGTATGACTTTAGCTCAGGCTGAGGCGTATAGCACTGCAACTGTAGGACCCTACAGAGCAAACGGCTGGATGAGATTAGCAACCCGTATACGTTATGAGATGGTCGACGAGAACGCCTATTTCAGACTATGGTCAATCGAGGACTTTTCTCCCAAAGAGGGATCACGTGACAGCCATCCAGTATACAGGGCTAACGTTATTGCGCCGTCGCTGATACGCGGTTCCAAGCAGGAATTGTATCTGCGCTTTCAGCAGCCTATGAACCGCTGGATGCGTGAGAGAGCTAAGGAGTTCGGTATCAATGCGGACGTGTTCGCGCATGATATAGGTCAGTTCTACACAGACCTGCATACCATAGAAGCCAATGTGCAGATGGAGAAAGAACTCAATGACGCATTGGCTAAAGCTCAGCTGATTGAAGATCAGACTGAGAGAGCACAGGCAGTTAAGAACGCACTGGAAACACTTAACAAATTCTACGAGCGTCAGAAAGATAACAGAAAACGTTTCGGTATACCCGGTGGTAAGTCAGTCGCGCAGTGCCGTACCGAGATGCAGGATCTTTCTGCCAAGTATGGTGATGAGATCTTGCAAGATGGCGTGGCTATGTTCCAGAAGACTATTAAAGATCTTGTAACGCTGCTGATTGAACGCGGTGTACTGTCTGAGGAATATGTAGCCTCATTCGGTGATTGGTCGTTCTACTGTCCGTTGATCACCAAGGCAGGCTACAATGAGTCCGCTCCTAATGACGTAGCAGTTATGTTCACATCTAAACTTGACTATGCTCGAGAAGGATCTGAAACCCCTGCAGTTGATGCTTATACAGCCATATCTTTCATAATTCATAAGAGCGGTAACGCTTTAGGTTCAGTAGCGCTTGGACGTGAGGTTGTAGCCAGCTATGAGATTTTGCGAAACCGCTATTCACAGGGAGCTTACAACGCAAATAATGAGCGTCAGTACAATCAGACCATCAACGGTGTCACGAACAGACGCGAGCGTTTAGGTGATCTGGAAATTAACTACTACAACGGTCTGGCGGTTGTACCTACTGCTGACCTGATGCAATACTATGAGACGGCTGTAAAAGATCCTGAGGCGCGCAAGCGGGAGATCAACCGTAAACGTGACTTAGTTGTACGTGTGCTCCGTCCGAAACAGAAACAGATTGCTCCTGAGGCCTACGTGGACGAAGGACGGATGAATAGATCTGTTTCTTATTCTGTGATCTTTGACGACAGCACTCCTGAGATGCGCAGGGTCAAAGAAGCTTTCAGAAGACCGTTCATTATCGATACAGACGCTAAAGAGAAATGGGGCGCGTCAGCCTTGCTTGCCACGCGCCGTATAACTTCTGAATTTGCGCAGCTGAACACTACTTGGAAACCACTGTTCCCGGTATTCAACTCCCAGCGTGACTTCATCGAAAAGCTCAACTATGTGTTCACACGTAACTACCGTGATGACCAAGGCGCACGTGTCAGCGGTGCGGTAGTCGCTAAACGCTACACTGCCAACTTGCGCTACACACCGCAGATTGTACAGGCTACGATAACCAATCAGCCTGAGACGATTGAGGGTAAGGTTGGTGAATATTTGGTTGAGTTCCAGCGTCAGGGCATTATGCAGGTCAGCAGCCTGCAGACAGCCTTGGAGAAATCAGGACGCATAACCTCAGCTTTTGTCGAGGGCAGACTCCAGAAGTTAATCCCAGACCGTACTAAGCGTGAGCAGGTAATAAGAGTATTCAGAACCATGAAATACCCATTCAGCAAATGGGCTGAGATATTGTATTCTATTCCTACATTCTGTGTGTACAAGGCTTTGCGTGACAGCGGACTGAACCCTAATGCTGCTCATTTCCATACCATTGAACTGATGAACCTTGAGATGAAAGGTCATCTCACCGGTAAGCTGATGCCGTTATTCCCGTTCATTCCGTCTATCACACAGACCGCAACTAACCTTGTAAGTTCATATGGTTTTGACGTAGGCACTTTCGGTACTGGCAAAGAGAAAGATAAACTAAGTCGAACTACGCGTGCCTATGCAATGCACTTTGGGATCTTAGCGCTATCCAGCGCGTTGATTCCTATTGTAGCGTCCATGTTGGGTGACGGTGATGAGGATAAAGGTTATAGGATCATGGATCAATGGTCTATCCAATCTATAAACTTCTTCCCGATTCCTCTGGGAGACAGCGATTACTACAAACAGCAGTTAGGTTTTGGTCCTGCCGTATTCAGTAATCAGACAGCGTTCGTTCTTAATCGTATTTCACGCGGACAGATGACCATAGGTGAAGCTGCGTCAGCCCTAGTCGGCAGTTTCATTCATAACGTTTCACCGGTTGCGGGACCGCAGTGGGATATTGACTCCTTTGAGACTTTCACGCAGAAAATGATAGCAACGGCACTACCTAGTGTGGTCGCGCCGGGAGCGTATTTGTTTGGATTTAACAAAAACTATTTTGGCAATACCATAAACCACCCTGAGTATATGTCTTACGGTCAACGTAAGTCTGATGTGGACGTATTGACGACTGAACAGACGTTCAAAGATCAAGCTAAGTATCTCTACGATACCTTTGGATGGGATCTCACACCGGAGACTATTAAAGAGTTTGAGAAGTCCTACGCTACTGGAGTACTTGCAGGTATATTTAACTATATCGTGGAAGATCCACTAGTTAAAGATCCGGCTTACAAATCTACAGCCGACATACTTGGTCCTATGTGGACAACTTTCGGTGCCTCAATGGCATACGGAACCGTCGGCAATGTTGACCGTCAGCTATACTATAAGTATCAGGAATTTTACAAAGAACAGATCAAACGAGCTGGACTTAGTGAAGCTATCAAAGTGACAAACACAGGCGCGAAAAATGCCATTGAGAGCCGCAGGAAAGTTTTGACTGTAGCCGGTTTCAATCCGATGTTTGTCGATGATGTCGTGAACTTAACTGAACTCTCAAACGAGCTTGATAACATCACTAAGAAAGCTAAGAAAGATCTGGATCTAGCGAGAGCTGAGGGAAAGAGCGAAAAAGAGTTTGCCAATATTATGAACGTTATGCGCTACACGCAGAACACACTCATAAGCAATACGATGGAAAAAATAAACCTCTATAATGGGAACATCACCAGAGTCGATATGCTGAAAAGTGTAGACGATACGCTGGCAACTGGTAAGCCGCAGCAGATCAGAAATGAGGCAGGAGGCAGGTAATGGCGATAGTTAGAATTTGTCAGGGACAGCCGGAGCTGGCAGTCCGTCTGACAACGTCAGGCTGTAACGGTGCTCAGCTTGTAGACTGGCAGCAGGTACGACTAGTGATTGTCCCGCCTCCGAGGCAGACTTGCGAGATACCGCTGTCACCGCAGGTGTTCAAAGGCTGCTGGCCGACACATGACATAGAGAGCTGGAACAACAGTTTTATCCTGCCTGAGACTCTGCCTTTACTTATTTATCCCGCGTTCGGTACAAATGAGGACGGCGATATTGTGTTTGTGCTGGATGAACAGTTATGGAAAAGACGCGGGCGCTATATAGGCGTGATTGAATTTACTAACGGTGAGAAAATCACGGAACTGGATTTGGACATCTGCACGCAGCAGTTTGTAGCGGACAGAGTAAGTCTGAACTCAGTACCATGCGGAGGCTAAAATGATTTTAAAAGCAATGAGTTTCAACCTTAACGCCAAGTTGGAGGCGTCCGGTATTTATCTGCCGCTGACTACGGCTGACATGGCAGTGTTGACTGCCGCTGTTCCTGAAGGTGAACAGATTTATCTAACACTCGCATGGGATATGGCTAAAGAGTATGTGCTGGCGACCAACACTAAAGGCACCATCATCCTCACACGCGGTGTAGACAGCGACGCCAAAGCGTTCCCCAAAGGTTCCTGTCTCTATTTCGAGAACAGCATACCTGTAACAAAGTGGCTTATTTGCAACTATGAGTGCTGTTCTGGCGACTGTCCCGTAACGCCTGTAGCCTCCGCTGGTAATGTACTGCCGGCTGGTAAAGTCGGTGACCCTTGGAGTGGATCGTTTGTGTTCCGTGGAGACTTACCGATGGTATTCGGTGTGACTGGTATGCCGTCGTGGATGAAGGCCGCATATAAAGGTAACTATGTGACCTTATCTGGCACACCTACAGCTTCAGGAACATTCACAATTTCCGTAGCTGCGTCCAACAATCGCGGTGACAGCATAGCTGTAGATTCAGGAACCGTGACAATCACGGCTTCGTAGGAGATTTACTATGGCACAATATCCAAATAGTACAGATGCATATGCGACTAATCCAGGTTTGCTACTAGCTGCTATTCACGACAGTCGAGCAGCACAGGGACTACAGGATATGCTAAACCAATTAGCCGCATTACTAGCTCCTGTTCAACCGCAGAATTGGAACGCCCAGACATGGCGTGATTTATATCTGCAGAAGGCTCACAATCAGTATCCAATGATTTACAGCAAGATGGTAGAACCGGGCAATCTGGATTTGTATAATCGCCCTATTTTGCAGAATCCTGATGGTTCATACTCAACCACATCGTCAATGTCTTTCAACGATGGACAGTATGAGGTTATTGTTCCTACTGTAGCTACGACTGATCAGGGACAGGTACAACGCCTTACGCCTGAACAAGCTATTGAACGGTATCGGCAGACTAATCAGCATTTAGGTAAATTCACAGACTGGCAGCAGGCTGACGACTATGCGCAGCGATTACATGAGATGCAGGAACAACGCATAGCATAACACAACGGACAACCGTTTAGAAGTTACTGACATACGCTATGTCGTAGGATATATTATCTATCAGTAACAAGACAATGGCACACATTCATCAGTGTGCCATTCTTTTTTAGTCGGCTTCCATATCAGCTTTGTATTTGCTGTAGCTGACAGAGATGAAATCACACAATAACCACAGAGGCATAAGCAGCAGCACAAGACAGACCAAGACAGCCACTATCAGTACAAGTGAAGCTCTCATGAGCGCGTAACCGATAGCACAAATATCTTTTATTAGAGATTTAAAGGAAGTCGATATTGCCTGTCCGCACTTGGTAAAGAACTCCTTATACTTAATACGGTCGGTAATTTCGTTTACAAATATTCTCATATATGACAGCTCATTTAATTCCTTATGTGACATCAAATCTTTAAGCATTTTCTTCCCTCTGGTACTTTAAGATCTCTTCTTCTATCAGCTCCAATACAGCGCATATACGCTCTTCCTCAGACGCACTTGGTTTATTCATATACGCCCGAACAAACTTATTGGCTGAGAAGTATGCGAGATAGCGCGCGTTAGGAACTGAGACATCGGCAATGGAATCTTCCGCGACTACATAATGTAAGAAACGCTCAAGATAGAAGCGTGCTTTCTGCAGGTCTAAAACAGGACTGCCCTTGTCCTGATACCGAAACAGATATTTAAAAGCGTTACCTAGTAGGAAACCACAGGTCTCACACAATTCTATAGGCTCAATTACTTTCGTAATATTATGCTTGGTGTAATGTGACGGAGCGTTTACTAAATCTTCCATTATATCAGTCCTTTCTGTTCTGCAAGTGCTAAAAGTTTGTCCAGATTTTTGATATGCTCTATAGTTGCGCCACGCACATAAGCTGTGCCACAAGGGAGCTTTACCGCAGGTTGCTTATTGTATACAACAGGAACCCCCTCTTCTACATGCAAAGGTTCTATCAGTAATACTTTGACGGCAGTATTTGTGGCTGACACAATCACACCGTACCAAGGTCTTTGGCGACCTACGGATTTAGCAATCATTATATTCGTGCTCATACTTACTCCTTTCTATTGTAATGTTTACACTTTCTCAAATCGATATTTCTGCTTCACGTCAGGATACTTTATATGGTCTACTTCAGACATGAACATATCCAATGGTCTGATACATGGGTTCTTAATTGCAACAGACAAAATTTTAGCGCCCACATTTAAAGACATTTTATTGTCGATGCTTAAAGCCTGATATACGACCATCTCCTCTTTTGTTTCCGCGTGGTGACCAAGCATAAAAATAAAATACAGTTCGCCTTTAAAATGGCGCCAAATTTCGCCATGCTTCGGTTTTTCTCTGTTCATACTTTATATAAGTCCTTAATCTGCCATAATTAAATTGTGAATTTTAGAGTTACACATCTACGAATGCTCAACCCAGTAAACGATCTGCTTTAAAACAAAATCCGCACATGGCTGTGCCATGCCGTTACCTATAGCCTTATAACGCTTAGCGTCAGATGCAGGCTTACCGTGAACTTCTATAGCAGTCCAACCGTCGGGCAAACCTTGAAGTCGCTCACACTCAAGAGGCGTCAGCTTCCTGACCGATAACGCCTGAGTACAAGCGTGTTGGTCAATTGTGTTCAGTGTAAAGGATTTCTCAAGATCAACCCCATTGCCCTGAGGACCATTCTTATCAGCACGTCCAATCATGGAACCCTGTAAACAGTAATGAGCTACCGGTACGTTATTACCACCGGTGCCCATGTGCGCCGATAGCGTATAGCACTTACCGTTAGTCTGAGGCCTTGCAGCGTCCACCGCGTGAGTGATGTCATATAAATCCACTGTCTCAGGTTCAATGATTGCTTTTCCTACAAGTGAATTTGTATTGCCCAAACCTTTATAATCACGACTACAGAGAGTTGCAGATTTTTCAGGATTCAGGGCTTTAAATGTTTCATTTACAATCATCACCCCGCCCTGGTTGCAGGTGGGATCACCGCCCTGACGGTCAAGAGTTCTGGACGTGTCAGAACGATAAGCGCATCCCGACTCAGGATTAGCGCTGTTCATACCCTTTGAATGCTTTGAGCATAAAACATAAGACTGAGTATTCATATCGCCTGAGCCGCCTGATACGTCAGCGCCGCTTCCAAAGCCTTTGGCAAAATTTTGTGACGCGTTGCTGCCCGTCTTAAAATCCCAAGGCAGGCTTTTTTCGACAAATAATATCTGCTCGGCACAGCGCTTTTCGGTTGCAAAATCTGCCACAAGAAAGATTCGTTTGCGACGCTGGGGGACGCCCCAATATTGAGCGTCGAGCACTCGCCACGCGGTGTCACACTCAGCGCTTCGCACCAATCCTGCTTCCCCCCATCGTTTAGATTCAGGTATTGAAATTTCGGCTTTCGTGATCTCGCTGAGCACGGCTTTAAAATCATTACCGCCGTTTGAACTAAAGGCGCCTGGGACATTTTTCCAGACGAAAAATCTTGGCATCGATCCATTGGTTGCTTTCCTCATTTCATATAAAATTCTCACTGCCTCATAAAAAAGCGATGATTCAGAACCACTTAAACCTTTACGGTTTCCGCTCAAAGACAGATTCTGACATGGACTTCCAGCACATAATATGTCCACAGGCTCAATCTCTCCGCCGTTAATGGATCTTACATCCATATAGCTTTTAACTTCTGGGAAATGGGTTTCTGAAACAGCCCGTGGATAGTCGTCAATCTCAGCCCGCCACAACGGTCTCACATCGGAATGTTCTGCAGCAAGCAGCCATCCGCCAATCCCGTCAAACAAGCTTCCCAATGTCAGCATATCTACTCCTTAATCTACTGTAATGAAGTTGCGAATTTTAGAATTACATATCTACAGCATAAGCTCATGATGTACACGATTTTAGCCTCAAGCCAGGTTATTGCTTGATAACGCTGTCTTCAGTCCAATCATCTCTTATTGAAGTCCTTATAAAATCTTCTATTTCTTTCGTGTTGTCAAAATCAAAATTAAGATCACGCTCATGAAAGTCTTTTAAAACTCTTAATGCGATGTCGTCTGCCCGTGCTTCTGCTATTAAAGGATCTGTCTCTTTCTCACTATCCTTGAAAGCAAAATGAGCACGTTCATGCGCAATGACAGAAATAAGTGATCTTACTAACACAATTAAAGGAACACCACGCCTGGAACTTGCGAACAAATTATCAATGAAATAAACAATGTAATTGTTATTGTCGCTTCCTACATAATGAATACCGCAAATCACTTTACTAAGACTTGCGGTAACGTAGTCTTTATAAGGAATATGATTATATATACTACGTCTTGTGGTTCTAATCTCACTTCGAGTAATTGCTGTCTCATAAGGCTTTATGATTTCGTTAAAAATTTTTACTAAAAAGTATCTGGCTTTTTTAGTTGAAAGCCTTGGCTGACTGTAGGCTTTATTAAAACCGTCAACAACGTACGCATATACTGGATCGTGCACAGTTTCATAGCCTTTAATTTTGACACACAAATTTTCTATAGCTTTCTGCCCATTCTGTAAAGCAGAATCGAAATCGTATAAATTCGTTCGCATTATCTACTCCTTAATGGCAGTATCATTCCGGTACTCAATTACGGCTACGCAACTCCAATCATTGCCTGATTTCATTTCCAGTTGTTGGATAGTTATGCTTATCACAGTAAAGCCTGAATATCTGTTACGGGCTAGATCTATCCAGTCATTGATTTTCGCGGCAACGTCGTTAGCTTTGGCATCTACTTTTAGAATTTTTACATAGAGCATTTTGTTTCTCCTTCGTAAGAAAACTTTGAACCATATCACACTACAGTAAAGTCTATCCCAACCTCAGCCTCACAGCCTACAGGGAAACCCGCTAACCATTCCGGGACTGAGGACATGATCTTTTCCATCGTAGCTTTAGTCTCTTCTACCTTACTGTCAGGAACTACTGTGCAGAAAGAGTCGTGAATATTAGCTTTGATGGATATACCTGCGTCTGCCATACGACAAGCCTGCCAGGCAAGCATGTGGAAAGCTAAAGACTGCGTAATATTCTCTACGCACTTAGGACCTGTGATGCGGTTATCCAGAAGTTTTCCGTGTTCCCAGCGTTTGTAGAGTTTGGATATACCACCGAAATTGTCTTCGCCTATATGCAGATTTGGATACCAGATATTGAACCCGTTGGGAAGATGAATGTAGGCTGCTCGCTCATTGGTAAGCGGTATGCAGTCCCAACCAGCGGTAAACATATCGGCATGTCCAAAAGTGAAATGCGCTCCCATGGTTGTGTCTTTACACAAATGGTCGAGAATGTTATCGCACAGTTTCCAGAACTGCGTGATCTTAAAATTTACATGACGATAAATTGCGTGTGCCTGTCTTGATAAAGCGTTATGTTCTTCGATATCATCAGAGAGATGTACATTACTACGTAATAAATATTGTGCGAATAATTTTGCGCCTATTCCATAACCGCAATTATGTACTAAGAGCACACCATGCTTAGTGCGTACTGTAAATCTATGATTAGGTCCCGCATTTAGCAGGTCATAGACAGGTTCAATTCTTGTACTTACTGAGTTCTGCTTGCAGTTCTGAAACTTGTTGACGAAGTCTATCGACTTCCTGTTGTAAATCATAGACGGTTCGCTTGTTATTATTCTGGACAGTAAATGAGACAAATCTGAGATTACCTTTTGCGTAATTACCGTCATTGTCAATACGATCCAATGTTTTATATGGGTCATCGTAACCTGGTAATGTAACAAGGTACTGCAAAAATTCATAGCGGTCTTTGAACTCGACTTTAATTCCTCTTGCACCGTAATGTTTATAGAGTCTGTAGGTCTTACAATTACAACGTTCAAAACAGGAATTGATACGTCCCATAAGTCTGCGACGTGTTTCATCATCTGGAACCAGTTCTCGCGCAAACTCATAGGGTTTGTTTTGTGTTGCGTGCGCTTTAATCTTGGCGCATTTATTACATCTTGTGGTTTTACCTGAATGGAGGTTTGAAAAGAGCACCCAATAAGGCTCGGCTCCGCAACTACATTGAACTTTAACAACTCGGTCTTTACGAATTTTACCGCTTCTTGTTTTATGCTCTTGTATACCGTTCGCAAGAACAGTAAGTTCTCCAACTTTAGTGCCGATTGCATAGTCTGGATAGAACTTACGGAAGTGCGTAAGGTTGTTAAGATTGCCTTGCTGGCAATGTGGGCAACAGCTTGCCGATATTTTTTCTGCAATCTTAGTATCGTACCAATGTTTGTCACCGCACTTATTGCATTGGAGCAAAACTTCTGCGTGCTTACTATCTGATTTTTCAACAATTCTGACGTCGGTAACTGTGCGGTTGCATATCGTATCGCCGATATTAAAGATTTTGGTTGCTGTACAAATTTTTTTGCCGCATTCCAAGTAGTACCGTTCCATATCAAATGGTTTTCGGTCACTCGCAATCCGTCCAGATTTATTGTTTTCTTCATACCATTGTAAGAAAGTCCTGAATGATTTACCCATTGTGTACCATCCCATAATTTGTCAGTTAGTGATACCGTAACTATAGGTTTCCACCCCGTATCTGTCAAGACCTCCGTATCTGCGCTAAGACAAGAAAGCACGCATGTCTTTCCTACATTACGATATACTTTATACTTAGCGTGGTTTGGATCTTCATCGTGCTTGGCACCGTCATGGATAGCCTGTGCGTCTATATGGAATATCTTAGATGCCATCTCAGCATATGGATCACGTCCAGTACGGAACTGTTCTATCAGATCTTCCTGTTCAGCTTCCCACGCAAGCATACGAGCCTCTACCTGTGAAGAGTCACAAGCTACAACCTTGTATCCCTCCGGCACTTTCAACGCCTGTCTGATGATCAGCTTACTTGGATCACGCTTGCTTAAGTTCTGGAAATTGAGTTTGTCGCTTCCCTCAGATGAACCGGCAGCATAACGTCCCGTGTGTGCCTTGTACGTCGCCAGCATGATCGGTACAGCCTTAGCTCCTTTACGTACCAGTGACTCCGCGCGGGATTTCTGGATTGAGCTGTTCAGATTAAGTCTTGTCTGCACCAGCAGCGCAATATCAGGATTAGGATCATCAGCCATAGCTACGAAGTCCAAGTCATTCTTGGCAGTAGCCGGGATCTCACACTGCTTCTTATCGCTCCATTTCATGGGACATACGCCACCGACTTTCTCCATAAGAGTAGGGAAAATCTTAGGAGAACGGATAGCTTTCAGCAGTTCAGCCGTAGTGTCATAGTGCAGTACATGCGCAAGACTCAAACGTGCCTGTTCCTGCTCAGCGTCCAGCTTGGCAAGGTAATCTTGCAGCATAGGAATATCAGGTATAAACGCGGGCTCAGTTGCCATCTTGGCTGTAAGACTTATGAGTTTTAAGGCATCCGGTTTCATGTAAGGCAGCATACTGTAGAAATTAGCTGCGCATTGGCTCACGTCATCCTTGCAGTAATCGGTGAAATATGCCCATTCTGTGTCTGTGAAATCTTTACGGTGCTTGCCGTCGGACACTACCGTACCTGGTTTCTTGATACCGTGTCCTAATGTAGCAGTTAATTCTTTATGTGAACAGCGGATGATACGCGACAGACCAACCCAGTTCATCATTGGGATAGTGTCCAAAATCATCCATGGTTTGATACCGTAGTGCTCTGACAGTATGAGCGCGTCAAAGCCTGCCATGTTATGACCGACTACGATTGTGCCGGTTTCGTCCAGTTTAAGCGCTTTCAGAAACTTTACATCAAGCCCATTCTCCGCGGGACAAACCACGGTTTGATTGTGATCTATCTGCGCTCCGACACACAGAACCTCAAAACGATGATCACGGATATACTCTATCGGTCCCATCTTAGACAGCGTATAAGTTTTTGAATCAAAAAAAGTTTCAAAATCTATCACGATTACGCGCATCGTTAGACTCCTTTAAAATCTATAACCAGATTATCTCTGGATTACCCTTATAACCTTTCTGCCATATGAACCATGCGAAAGCTACGGCACTATTCGTAGTCTGCGCATTTACGGCACCGTTCTTACAACATTTAATTCTGTATGAGAACACGAACACGTATCGCATAGGGTTGGAGGAAAAGAATACTTTACGCTGTTTTCCCTCAAGGAACTGTAGCCTTAACAGCGCACAGCAATACTCCCCCTCCTTTAACATTCCAAGCGCATGTTCAATATGCGCAAGCGCGTCACTATACGGAGGATTCATCACAATAGCTACAGGTTCTTCTGTCGGTCTCCTGACTGTCATCCAGTCTGCTACTATGGTGTCGTGCCATCCTCTGTCTACAATGTCGTAGCTGTGTACAGTACACTGTAGCTTCTCCAAAATCTTAGCTATATGTCCTGCACCTACGCTCGGTTCTATGACGTGCCGCGGCAGCCAGATATTCAGCTCTGTGATTTTTTTGACGAGCGCATATACAGCCACAGGATCCGTAGTATAGAAGTCATGCTCTGCTCTATTATCCTTAGGACCTAACTGTATAGTCTTACAAGTATGCATCTCTACTCCTCAAAGTCGTAATAAATCTGGGAACAAAACTCACATACTAGCTTCACTATATTTTGGACACTTGCCCTCTTTCCTCACGTCGCACCACTGGCAGAACCTGTGCTTGGTAGCAGGGAAAGAATTCAGGTCGAGCGAAATCTGCGCGCCTCTTAGGGCTACAATCAGTTCAGAGCACGGTCCATGAGCTACCGATATGGCGTCCACTTTGTTTATATCTACACCTGTTATATCGATTTTTTCTGTGGACAAACTGCCGTTATCAAGGTAGTCAAAGTTAAGCACGTACTTGTTCCTGCCGGTAACAGGCTGCAGACATACTGCATTGAACTGAAGCTGCAGCTGATCTATGTCGTACTTCTTACCCGACTTGTGGTCAAACACAATCACCGTGTCTGAATCCTTATGCTCAAGCCATACGTCAATACGACAGCGCATAAGGTTGTACGGAGGTTTATCCCAGAAATCCAGCTTATGCCCATGCCCGTCAGTAGCCACGCTGTCCTCTACGTGCAGTTCCCATCCTCTGTCTACAAGTCCGCTGATAATGCGATAGAACTTGTAAGCATGCGCGCGGGACTTGTCATCATCCCAGGTCACACTGTCCCATCCGTGCAACAATATCGTCTCCATCATAGAGTGCAGATGCTCACCGCGCTTGGCGACCTCGCCCTGCACGTAGGCTACTTCTTTTGTGAGGTTGACCATTTTGAACTTGAAAGGGCACTGTACGAATGTCTTTAAGTTACTTGGCGTGAATACTATATCTCGTGTCATATCTACTCCTTGAATGAATATGTATAGTTAAATCTACGTGCCATAAGGGCTACAGTCTCATACGGCAATATGTTCTGTTTAGAATTTGCCTGCATCTCTACAGAAATCTGACTGTCAAAAAACTCCCGTGGCGCGTCTCTATACCACTGATAATCTTTCCATGTCATACACCATGGATGCGTGTACTCGCAACGCTGCTTAAGCTCTTCCATAAAGGCACGCATATTGCTGTTATCTACAACGTAAGTCATCATGCCTGCACATCTTGCTTTGTCCATTTCGATTATCTGCAACGGTGTAGGCATAGTAGCCAGCGCTGTCTTATGGTTCTTGTCCCATCTGATGGAGGCTTTGAACTCTATAAAAGACGGCTTGCCGCAGAAGATGAAGTAGTCATCTGGTATACCGCACCTGCCTATTCCCTGCTGATTGATAGGGAATGTGTAGGCTCCAAGTTCTCTCAAGAACTTGCGTACGGTTGCCTTAACTTTACCCTCCGGCGTCATTCCTGTACCTCTTGCTGGCAGTCTTTCTTGTAGCTGTCTAAAGTTCTATAGAGCTTATAGGTCTCTGAGTTGCGCGGCAGAACTATCTTGTACTGTTTTAGATCTTTCACCCACACAGCAACTACATTCATAGAACGAATGAAGTTTCTATTTTCCTGTGTTCTTGACTTCAGCGATAACTCAGGAAAAATCCCGCGCAGTAATGAGCGACCTACAGAAAGCTGTTGTCCTGACGACGGCAGTTCTTTAGAATCCGCCCATGTCGGTGTCAGGTATATCTCCAGCCTGTCCTCATAACTTACCTTTCGCATCTGCATCCGCATACCATAGGGTCTGGGCACTCGCAGTATTCCTGTGCTCATAAGACTAAGCACTAATTGTGTCTCCATAATTACGCTCCACGCGAAAACAATAAACCGTCTGTGCCCCATTCGGTAATGTCGGCACGTCCTTACCTAAGGCAAACCGCTTTGTGTTGATGCCGTATTGCGCATAACCGTGCAGCTGTAGCTCCTGCAGCATCGTATCAAGCGAAATACCTTTCTGTCTGCACCAAGAACTTAAAGCTCGTGATGAGATGTAAACCGTCTCCGTATCAAGCTCTCGTCGGATGTGCATCTGTCTGGTCGGCAGCTGTACCACATATGGATCATCACTGACGCTATCAAATGAGCCATAATGAACAGACTGACACTGGTCAGTCTTAAGAGCCTTGGCTTTACGCAAAGTATCGAACGTCTTCCTGGTATGCGCGTGGACAATCAAAGTATCAGCAAGGCTGTCGTTTAGGTAATCCATCAGTAAGTTACTGCCGGTAGGCTTATTTACTTTAACCTTGGCTCTAAGCTCCGGCAGTAAAGTCTGCGTGCAGTAACGCTCCAGCTCATCGAAGTCATAGGTAAGCAGTCCTAAAGCCTTGGCTATCTTGCCTGCCACTAATGGAATAGCTATACCATACAGCCAGAAGCGCTCATCAGAAGTCTCAGCATACTTAGTCGCGAACTTGTCAGCCCATTGCTCAACCACACGCGGGATCTCAGGATGCTCCATCAGAAACGAAAGAAACTTTGCACCGGCCAGTCCGTAGTTGTCACGCGCGGCAGCCATCGCGGATGTGATGGTAAGCGCCATAGGCGTGTTGGTATAGTCCTTGAAGTCACACACTGACTCGATTAAGCGCATACAAGTGGCAGATGACTGAGCTTTATAGGAACGCAAGCTCTCATACATAGACTGGTTGGCAGTGAACACGGTGATGGTGTCCCAGTGTCCTGATTGCGCGAGTCCTGTACCGGAAGCGGTCGAACGAGCTTTCTCTCTTCCGTTCACAATATCGTATAATAATGAGGCAGTCTCCTCATCGTTGATACCTGTAAGCTCATCAATCAGGATTGGCAGATTACGGTAGACTGCGTACTGCTGGAACCTGGCAGCATGTGTATCAGTCCTGCCCATGAGCATTTGTTGTGGATCACCCCATACTGAAGCGAGCGCTTTAAGCACGGATGACTTACCTTTACCACCGTTTATATCCCAGAAGTTGTAGGCTACATTTGTAGCTGTACCACGTCCGAACTTCATCAGTGGCGCTCCGAACGCAGTACACATCAGGAGTTGCGCGAATTTCTGATCAAGTGTCTTGTACAATTCTGGGACTTGCAACCAAGCATTAAGGTTACCTTTAGTACCTAACTTAGTTGCGACGCTTGCGGAACGCTCATCAAGTCTTACCTGTGAGATACCTTTAGCTGTGTACATCTGCTGACCTACTATAAAGCCAGGATACGTAACACCTGTAGCTCTATCAGTACAGTCAACCCAACCGAAATGATTGCGCACAACAACTTCAGGTAGTTTATTCTGTATAGCTGCTATATATGTGTTCATAAACGTATAGAAATCTTTTCTATTCTTCGGAGCTGGGAACAAACCGCATTGGGCTGTCCATAGCTCTATCTTCTGTGTACCTAACGCGTCCTCAATCGCGAACGGTATATCTACAGGAGCGCAATCAGGTACGACTTTACGCATTATGTAAGTTCTTTTGGGTACACTTCCCTGTGTATAGTCAATGCACAGCGTATGTATATACACCTCAGCATTGGAGATTTTTACTGGGATCCTGTTACCGTTCTCATCCTCGACTATCTTGTAAATCCCTTTATGCGGGATCACCTTGAACTGATCATCTGAGTATGGTATGTACTTTGCCATCTCAGTGACGTTGCCCAACGCAATCTCACCACGGGAGAAGTCAGCCGTCTCAATGTTAGCCTTGGGCATCTCGACGGCTTTTGCCTCAGCAATATCGTTTAAAGCCCATGGAGTTTTTATCTTTCCTTTGTGGGGACAGCCCTCACAACGCTCAGGACAATAACTCTCAAAGGTCTCACATAGTCCAGGCGGATTCTGATCATGTGTCGACAGCAGGTTATCTATCAGGCTTTGGCATTTCTCATGATCATACTGGCTCTTATCTAACTTAGAGAGCGCGTGTACCATCGCTGCTCCACCGGTAGTATGCAGGACGGTACGGGCTGCAAGCATCCATGTAGGATACTGCGCATATCCCATCTCACGGATCTGACGGCATTTGATGATCATCTGATCAGGAGTACGTGGCAGGATCTCACCTTGCGGTTTTGTGAAACTGTCACCAAAACTTAACTGACTGACATCAACACCGGCTACTGTTACAGGTTTAACTGCTACCGCAGCGGTCGTAGTCTCTTTTACCAGTAGTTTTAGGAACTGCTCGGGAGTTACAAATGTCTCGGGCAGGTTCATTAAGCGTACAGGTTTGGGTTCATGCTTATGGTTCAACGTCTCCGGAACACGTAGAATAGATGCTATGTCCGCGGTTCTGTGATGGTCTACTTTGAAGTCATGCGCAATACATAATTTACGCAATAATCTTGCAGCCTGTTTCCAAACTTCTACACTTATCGCGCGGGACAGACACCAGTACAGGTGATACCCATTACCGCTATCAACGATAGCAGGTACTGGCAGTCCCGTTTCTTTTAAAAATCTTCCCAGCTGTGCACTGGCTTCAACTTTTGTTTTGTAACCATCGCCTACGTCAACGTCAAGCCAGAAAGATTTTACTTTATACGCGTTCGCACCTAAGCGATGGAACTTGCCGTTAGCGTCAAGTCCCTTGTAAGATGCTAACGCGAAGTACACATTACAATTCCGCGCATGTTCATACGCGAAATTACAGGCAGTATCGATACTAGTGAACGGTACATTACGCGCGTATCCCTGATTAGGGATCAACGTAATGCAGTACATACCAGTATCAGGCAGTACGGCCCTCAGAAATTTGTTCATACTGTTCATGTGTACTTATCCACTCATCGAACAATCTCTTCAACTGTTCGACTTCCTGCTCCGTATTTTCAAATTGCATTGGATAGAGTCCCTTTGCTAACTCTGCACGCAACATAGCGCTCATTGCGCGAATCTGCAATAGGCGGATATGTTGGATACCAGGGGACTGTATCAGCCGATAGTGTGTCGTGCTTTGCAGTCCCAAGATCTGGTATGCAGATTTGTAATGGAACCCTGCCAGGTCGAGAAAGTAGTGGAGCGTGTCGAAAGCCTCTACCTCCTCGTCTGATAGCTTACGTAAAGTATCCACTACAAACCCCCATTTTACTTAGAAGTAGCCGCATTCAGGATATTCATCAGAGCATCGTCAGCCTGAATTTCCTGCGCTGCGGCTTCAGCTGCGCTTAAAGCATCAGTCGGTGTAACGGATGCAGGAGCCGGCTGAGCAGGTGCGGGCTGAGCAGGCGCAGGCTGAACCGGTGCGGGATGAGCAGGAGCAGGCTGAGCCGGTGCAACTGATGCCGGAGCTGACTGAACTGGAGCAGGCTGTACAGGAGCAGGCTGTGCAGGAGCAGGCTGTGCAGATGCAGTCTGAACCGGAGCAGGCTGAGCTGACTGTGAGTTCTCAGTACCGTCAATCAAAGATACTTTGACTAAGTCTTTCACGCTCTGTGACTGAGCTAACTGCAATACCTGACCAAGCACAGGCTGCGGGAGAATAGCAGGAGCACGGTCATTGCGAGCCGGGATAAAGCGGACACTAGGTACGCTTGAACGTGTGTCGAAGATCACACGAGTGAAGATCAGGCAAGGAGGAATACCCTGTGAAGAGCACCAACGACGGAACCCGGTATAAGAGTAAGCAACAAGGTTATTACTTAAGACTAAGTCCTGACCGTACAGAGACATAGAGCCTACATCAAACACAATTGGAGTTAAATCCAACTGCTGGGTCTGTGGATTGACAATCGCAATCACAGTACGATGCTGTCTGATGTAGTCATAACGTCCGTCAGCGTTCTTCTGTAACACGGTACGCGGCACAATCGCAGGAGCGTCTTTACCATACAGCCATACAGCAGTCGGAGAAACATCTTCCTTGGTCGGATCATACTTATCACGATACCAAATCAGATGATCAGTCGGCGCGTCGGCTAAGATGACGCAGGTCAGGTGGTCAGTAGAGATTAACTCTGATGAACCACCAGAACGCAGAGAAAAGCGATTGCCCTTAAGTGAGATCCTTGAGAAAGCCTCACCGAAACTGTCGCCATAGTTACCTGCCAGTGCCGCGACTTGTGCCGCAAGTTCAGCAGGAACACCGTAGTTCTGCAAAGTCATTAAATCATAAGCCATTTTATTTTCCTCGTACGAAACAAAATTAAACAAAATTAAACCGCAAACCCAAGGCAACCAACCGGCTGACCTTTATCATTACGTACCATCCTGGTAGGTACTAATAAATCCGGACGGTCTGAAAGGGCGTTCTTTATAATGTTGCTGACTATGTAATACACGCCCTCCTTTACAGGCATGTTAAAGGTGATTACGGAACCATCTTTGGTCGTATGCTCAACCCTGCCGAATTTGACTTTATATAACTTGATGCCATTAAGGTCACCGGCCTCAGTCTCTTCCTGACTGCAACGTAATACAGTCCCAGAAGGATTGTAGGTCTCACGTATAACTGGATCACCGTTTACCTTATAACCGCGAGATGCCTTGTCAAAACTGACATTGCTGTCATCTAAGACATTGATGTCGTGCAGGGTCAAATTGATAATTGTTATCATATTATTGTCCTCAATAAATCTATGCTTTCTTACGGATTGAAACATCTACTAGATCTACAAGGCGCAAACCAAGTTTGGCGGCCTCATCAATAGTCGCCTGGGAGTTCACGTCTAACTCTTCATCGTCCTTGAGACCAAGGCGGGAATGGATTAAGTCAAGTACGGTATTCTTCGCCACAGTCCTTTGCAACAGAAGTCCGTCCTGAAGTGGTCTGCCCTCGGCGCGCGCTTTAGTCATCAGCTCATACATGCTGTCCTGGAGGGCTGCATGGTTGGTGATCTCAGCTCTTATGGTGTGTTTCTTGAAGACAGTAAACCCGCCCTCGGAAAGAGATTCAAGCCCATGCGCGTTCAAGTCTGCAAGCATTTGACCTTTAAGCTCTTCTTCTTTTTCTTTGAGAACCTGGGCTTGTTTTTCTAAAGATGCTCTTGCGTCTCTTATTTTCTTGTATAGAATAATTGTGTCTTTCAACATAGTCTTAGCTACTCCTCTAAGCTCTGTATATCTTTATTATAATACACAATGTAACGTAATTGCAACAAAATTATAAATTACGTTAAGCTCCTCACAGAATTAAATAGATCTGCAACCACCGCGGCTTGTGTTTGTCCGTCAGCTAAAGCCTTAAATACACGTCGTTCCTCGGGACAGGAATAGACTTGAGCAATAGTGATTTGCTTAGCTTTCTGTTTTACTGAACTCAAACGCTCAATTGCCTGTCCAAACACAAAATCCCCGGACAACGGCGCTCCGTTGAAGATCATCATATCAGCAGCGGACAGCTCCACCCCGAACGCGGTCGTTCTTGGATGAGCAATAAGCACATCAACACTACCCTCACCTTTGCGCTCATATTGGAACGCTCTGAAAATCTCTGTTCGGTTGCGCTCCGATGTAGCGCCATCAACTACAGCGCACTTAAGACCCATCGCCATAAGCCCGCTGTATAACTGCTGGATAGCGCCAGTAAAAGCACAGAAGATGACTGTCTTCCCGGTCGCCTCGTCGATTAAATTCTTGATCTCCGCAAGTCTTGAAGTGATGTCCAAAGCTACTGTCTGACCCGAGTCAGAGTACACCGCGCCACAGGCGCATTGCAGTAGCTTACTTACAAGCACTGACTTCTGCTGAGCCGTCACAGTCTCGCCGTTGTCCGCGGCTGCCGTCATATCGTCACGCAGTTTGTCCATGAGTTTACGTTGCTGTGCTGTACTCTCGACCTCACGGGCGACCCATACCACCGGAGGCAGGTCGAACAGATCATCTTTCTTAAACAATACAGCAGGACTTAACGCTTCTCGGATCATCTCTGGTGCGCACTCACGGTTACGCCACTGCCAGTCCTGCTGTCCCCATTTGTACATAGTAAGATCACACCAGGCATGAAGAGACTTGCACTTGACCGCCATGGGATTGATTAGCTTGCTCATCGCGAACGCTTTCAGCGGGTCTGAACCTGGAGTACCCGTAAGCCCCCACACATACCGCGGTTGAACGTCATTTATAAGCGCTTTGATAGCTTTGCTGCGCTGACTTTGCATGTTAGCGTAATGCGTACACTCATCTATTACTACCGCGTCCGGATGGAACTTGCGCCACTGAGACGGGTACAATTTCACGCTCTCATAGTTCGCGCAGAGAATATCAGCATGGCTCGCGAACGCCCGTAAGCGCTGTGCTCTGGTGCCTATCACGGCACCGACGACATGACGCAGCATGGTCTGATGAATAGCGTCCACCCACACAGGATGCACACAGGACAGAGGCGAAAGCACCATCACGCGTTTGATGGCATGCGTTCTGAACAAGTACTCAAGCGCCAGCATGGTACTGCCGGTCTTACCTGTGCGCATTGTAGACAAGTCGAACGCGCGGGCGTGAGTAGCTTTGAACCAGGCAGCGCTGAACTGATGCGCCATCGGTGGATACCTGCCCTCAATCTTCACATCAAGCAGCATGTTCTTGAACTTGTCCGGAACATCTGTAACTGGTTTTGATTGCGGTTTCGTTGTTTTGATGTCGGCAATTGATTTTATCTCACGCGGACTGCCTGCCACTTCCATAACAAGCGCCGCCAATTTCGCGCTGTTGATCAATGTGAACTGCTCTCTATGGTTGAACAAACCAAAACCTAAAGTCTGTTCAGGTCGCAGCAAGATCAGCCTCCCGTTGTCAATGTGTTTTGGCAGTACACATGTACTGGGAACACTGATAGCAAACTCTCCGCGTGATAGCTTCAGCTTGTACTCACAGAAATCCAGGGCTTCAGCAAGCACAAACTCCGCCTCCAAGTACAGGAGATAGAAATTATTGTAGGTAAAAAGCTGCACAGGAGACCCCTCCTAAGACGGAATATGTCTTAGTTAACTTAAAATGGCGTGACATGTTCTCTACTCAGCGTCAGATCTAAGACTGACGCTTCTGTATCTCCGCGCGGAAAAAGTTGATCAGGAACCTAATACCGACAGAGACACCGCCATCAGGTTGCATGCGCTTACCTAACGCCGTGAGCAGCGCGTGCTCTTCAGGTGTAATGTAGATAGTATAATTCTTACCGCGTGTGGGATGCTTACGCCTCATGTCACGGCGCTTCATTACTGGCGGCTGTGCAGGTGTTTGAACAGGTGTCTGAAATTGTGTAGGCGCCGGTCCTGTTTGGGTACCGGCAGTGTCAGGAGACGCATAGAGCGCATCCGCAAATGGTGGTAACAAAGCCATAATAGATCCCTCTTTTGTAAATTGTCTGATTAAGCTACAGGTCGCAACCTATATTATAACAACTTTAACATAATATAGATTGCGATATATCTAAAAACCTCTAAGTTATTGACTGTAAATATCTATTTAATCGCAACTGTGTCATTCAACACTGTCGCCTTTTTTCAACACATCGTATCTGATCCATTCATAAAGTCGGCAAACAGCGCCACCGCCCAGGATTAGAGCTGCAAAGCCAAAGCATAGGCAGATTAACCCAATCATGAGCATAACCATAACACATAGCGCTTCAATCACCATTGCAAGCCTCTGTGAATTTCCCAGATGAGCCAAAGCCAGCGGCACCTCTCACGGTCTTGCAATCACTGATTGTGTCTTCAACCAACTGAAAATACGGGACGGGCAAAATTAACAACTGAGCTACCCGCTCGGTCGCGGCAAAAAGTTTGGTCTTACTTGAACGGTTGACAAGTACTAACTTGATGTGACCCGTATAGCCCGCGTCAATCACACCCGTCGGGACACCAACTCCCTGTAAAGTCATTGAGGAACGCGGGAAAATCAACCCAACAAACCCTCTAGGGATCAGCACACGTATGCGCAAGTCAATGGTCTTACGCTCAAACGGCGCAAGCTCGATACTGCTTGGAATTGCCATGTCAAACCCAGCATCATGCTTATGCGCCTTGAACGGCATTACACCGCCGTTAAGTTCAACTTTTAATTTATTTCTACTAAATATCATTTCTCTAACCCTCAATTATTTAACTCTATTATTCTGCGTTCAATCTCATCCATCGTATCTGTCATGCGTGCCTTGTCTGCTACGCCATTTGTGTTTAACAATAACTCAATGAGATAGTACTTTTTCCTAAATGCGTTTACGACGCGTAGCTCAAACGACGTAAGAGCATGCACAGGATAGACAACACAGGACGCCTCACAATGATTCAAATATGTCAATGCCTTGCGCAAGTCCTGAAACCGATTATTGCTGTAGCGCTCATGCACCAGGCATTCCATCGCCGTGCCGAACGCGAACGGGTACAGCTCATAAAAGTCAATCGGCTGTACAGTCATGTCATCAATCTCGACTGCCGCTAAGGCATAATAGTCAGGATGGATCAAGAAATCCGGAAGGCTCAAACCGTCATGATGGATCATATTGATGCCTCCAGGTAGTCATAGAACACCGTCAAAAAGCCAAACGCGGCTATCAGACCAAGCACTATCAGCATGTTAATAAGCTCGACAATCACCTGCCGCCACGTCCAATTACTCATTTCGCGTACCCCTCGGCAACTAAGGCTTTATGCAGATACTTGTCATGGTTTTTCATCAAATGCGCCAGGGCGCGGTCCAGGTCGTCATTGTCAAGCAAATTAAATCCCTCGTTCAGAATGTCTTTGTTCTGTAAATCGATGACCAGGTAGTCAATATCACCGCGCTCAGCGTCCGTGAGTTCTAACTCATATACTTCTTGATCAGTCATATGAGCCCTGGCGTCAGCATCGACACCGCTCATCAACCAGTTATCTCTCATCGCGTCTACGTCCATGATTATCTCCTCGGCTCGTATTGAATAGTTAATGCGTCTTTCAAAGACCAGTGGTCTGAAAGTCTTTTATAGAACTCCCGTCGCGGGATCTTATAGAACTCACACATCGCTTTCCTTGACGGGAACTTATTCCCTAAATGATCTGTACAAGCATTCACGCTATGCGGTGTCTCAAGAATGCGTTTGAGATCCCACCCCTTTTGTTTCCGACTTTGGAACACACTCGCGTTTATGCCATAAGTAGTTAGCATCGCTTTCACGGACGCGTATCGGTTTCCTAAGTGGTCAACACAAGGATGATTTGTCTGGTTAGACTTAGTCAGCGCGTCTTCTAAGGTCCAACCCTTGGACAAACGCTCTTTCACCGTCCGCTCTGTAGTGCCATAGTATATGCACATCTGATTGAAGGACTTGAACTCCACACCGTGATGATCTCTGACCTTGCGATACTTGCGATTTTGTTCTACTCGCTGCAGCTCTATGAGCTTTTTTAAGATCTTGCGCTTGCGTTCCTGGTAGCGTTCCTCAGCGTCAACGATGGGTTTTGTGGCAACGACACGTTTGATGGCATTGATGCGTTCAGACGTGTCGATATTGTGCTGCCTCAAGTCTTCTGCCAGCTCTCTCTGAACTTGATGCGCGCGGTAGCGGTCATGAGCGGCCACAATGTACTTAGCCGCGTCGAAATTGTTTTGCAGCCTCAAGTCCTCCGCCTGCTCGTCCTGAATCTGACGGTCAGCCATGGTTGATGCTATGTCAAAGCTGTATCCTAGCGACATGTAGGATTTAATTAAGCGTGAGCGATACGCGTCTTTTGTCAGCGTACTCATATTACCGTCCCAGTAGTCCATATTTCTCCACACTAAGGCACACTTTTTCGCTAAGCTGTGCCGACCGTGTCAATTAGAATCGCAAGCATCTTCTCTACTCATGAACAAAGTATCAATTGTCGGTGTCCAATTCTTCTTCCAACTCATTGAGGAAATCCTTTACAGGATCAGGCAGCTGGGATGGATCTTTCTCGTATACGCTCAGGACATTATCAAGATCAATGTCAAGATCATGAGCGCGTCGTATGCTTTTGAGGTTGCCGCAACCGTCGTAAGTAAAGTATTCATAACCGTAGGAAAAGTCACCGTAGGACACCAGTCTAACAATCTCAGACGGACTCAGGTCGCATAATAAGTCATCCAATTCGGCAATACTATATATCATGTTATCAGGATAATTACACTCATAACATACAGCATTGTACAAACTGACTGTATCATCTAAACTCAGACCATCAACAATAGCCTTAAGTTTTGCCAAGTGCTCTCTGTTCAGTTCCATTTTCTACTCCAGAATTTGTCTATTATCTATTTAATGACCTAAGATTGTCCCGGCGACTATTGCTATCTTATTACCTTTCACATAGATGCGCCTCGTTTCCACCTGGTCTTTGTTGACCAAAACCTTATACGGATACGTGCCCGTCCGTTTCTCTTCCAGAAAATCAATGATTGTCTTTATGTATGATACATTGAAATGACCCCTTCTTACTGGCGTTACAAATGGGTCTATGAAATCATCATCATCATCAAATAATACGCTCATATTAGCGCATACATTATTTTTAAACGGAACTTCAGCCCCGTCGCATATCAAGCGCCCGTCGTACATAGTCAGGTCATGATCTAACATGGGATTAAGACTAATCGCGTGCCAATCGCCCTGGTTACAAGCCGTCACATCATGTCCCGCTATGTTCATTCCTAAAAGCACATGAGCATCCGACGTTACAACGGTGCCGGTGTCAGATATCAGGAACTCTGATAGATATTCTCTAAATGTAGTCTTGTCACGCACGCTGTACATACGTTTTAAAGTTGTTTTTGATACCAGCATTTTTCTTTCCCTCATGATTAGTTAATGTTTAATAAACCAGCGGTCTGTTACTTGACCTGTGAACAGGTGAAACCGCGGGCGGTCAGCTCATCGCGATACGCGTTCAGCGTTCTTGTAGTAGAAGAAGTCTTATATCCACAATCATCCAGCCTGAATGTTTTCGTGTCTAAATTCAGGACACACACGGGACTTAAATGGTAATAAAATACGATCACATTTCTGCCTTTGTCGCGGATAAAACCATGGTTGCCTGTAGATGCAGTGGCAACGCCATTGAACGCCACCTCGGTTAAGGTTTTAATTGCTTTCATTTTTGTCTGTAGCCTCCATCTCGCTGATTAGCTGGAGCGCCAGTTTATATGCCTGATACAACTTGTGCTCCAGCTTATCTATATCATCTACCATCGTGTAGTCATCATCTGGGACACTTGCCTTCAGACTGTTAACAGAAGCCAAAGCATTCTGTATGCTTTGCGTTGTATTCCATGACGCCTGGGAGAAATTTTTATCCATCATTTTAAAAGCCTCCCAAAAAAGTCAGGACAAAAATGGGCAGAGCAAAGAGCCATAAATAAAGTCCAAGCGCTGTTAAAACTACAGCCGGTACAAATCGTAGTAATTCCATTTTTAGTAACCTCGTACTCTTATAGTTGTTTATCCTGGCTACACCAAAAACAGGCAGATCTAAGTAAGAAAATGGCCTGAGTAACCGCCCTGGTTTGGGCGTCAATCCAAGTCTCGTGTGGTAAGTCTCTTACTGTACTGTCCTTGCGTGTGACCCGCTTGAGCTGGGACGGTGTACATAATCGCTTAGCGATGTCAACATCGTAGACCTCAAAACATCCGCCCTCGGACAAATCCTTAGCTATTGCATAGTCTGTCATGTTCATCGCATTACAGTGGTTAGGTATTTGCTTATATGACGTGATGTTTTTCTTGTCACATTGAGAGATCATCTCTAAGGCATAGTCACGTACTGCCCTTTCCCAATGCGACTTACAGGACGAACTCTCTACCCAAGTTTTAATTTTTGAAATGTCGGTCATTTTGGTTTACCTCATGTTATTAAATTAGCAAGCTGTTTCTGTTTCGGTTTCTAGCGCGATTAAGTCATCTAACAAATCAGTTAAAAGACTGGGATTAGCTTGAACAAACAGGGCATACTCGTCAGCAGTACCTTGATCATTTGTTCTTTCTTGAAACTCATCCCAAAGGAAGTCTTCCGCGTCATGCAAGTTGAACACATGATCTTTGTATACAAGTTCTGGGTCTGCCCAGTCATTATGATAGATGAACTCTACGCCAGGAACGTTGCAGTAATTAGCCATGATTAAGTACCTCGCTATGTATCAATCTATATTGTTATTATAGATTGATGAGTTGTCACTGTCAAGTATCATATGATGTAAATTGTGATATAAGTAACAACTTAGGTTAATTGATTTATGTGTCACAATGTAGATGCGTTAACGATAGTCTACAGGACTGAAACTGTAAGAACTGTAAAATTTTACAGTTGATTTTTGTAGATTGTGACAAGGAAATGTTTATTTAGATCATATAGCTAACAGTGAATTTTACACTTTTACAGTTTTTACAGTCCAAAAAACAGAATAAGTAAAACATCTGCCGAGGACAAAAAAACTTTTTTAAAAGTTTTTTTATTTTTTATGGAGAAAAGCTAGAGCTCTGTTTTTTTACAGGGTGATTCTGTATTATTTAGTTATACTTTATATAATATATAATATAATAAATAAATAAATAAGGGATTTCAACCACTTAGCCCAGCCTTGCGCCTAAAAAAGCGTGATCAAGATCACATTTTTAAAATTTATCTAACTGTAAAATTTTTCGCCAATAACCTTTATCCTGTTGATTTAGAAAGCAAAACCGTTTTCCACAATCTATATCAAAAACTGTAAAATTTTACAGTTTCTTATATATCAATAACTTACTTATAAGCCATTGATATAAAAGAGATTATCGTGTAAAAAATATGACAATCTACTTATTAAGCAAGTCTATTATAACAATTATAACACAATCTATATCTAAAGCTGGCACGCTTATTGCACGTGCCAGCACTTCATTCCGTCTCCTCGTCCGCAAGTATTTTATCGATATGTAGTAGACGTAACTCTGCCACACAACAGCCCTTTTCCCAGTCAATTGACTGGCTTGTTCTATTTGTAAGCCTTACCATGATCTCATGGTTACCCGCACGTAAGATCTTACGTTTACCATAGATCCCATCCCGCTGATACATTTTCAGCGGATCTAAGATCCCAAGATAGCCCTCCGGAATGTATTGATCTACTGATACTACATTGACGCTACCGTGTGCCGGTGTCGTAAATTCATCAATAGAGCAGATTCTTCTATTTTCATCAATGTATTTCATGATGTAGTCCTCGTTGTTTATTTAGTAAAACTCTATGTCACTATTTGCGCATGTTACTTACTATCAGTAGAGCCATGCGTCGTATTCAAAAATTTTGACAAACACTTCATGCTCTTTGTTCCATTGCACCTCGGTATCTTGTATGCCAGGCTGTCTATGTTTCCAAGCTCTCGGAATTGTTTTAGCTCTGCTCACTACTACAGAGAAACCACAAACGCACGCATCGCCCAACGGACTTTCTTGAATTTCATCACATACGATTGAGCCACTGCCACCGCTTAGCGGACAGTCATCAGGATTAACGACGTTATATATACGTCCGCTGTCATATTGATTAGTTAAAATGTACAATTGTTGTCGTTAAAGTTTTTCATTTAAAATTTTCCTAAATAATATTTAGTCTATGATTAGTAATATGACTATTGCTAGTAATATTATTATTAGCTCATATGAATTTATATCTGACATGTTTATCTTGCAAAAGTTTTTAAAATATATTCTTTGTCTTCATTGTCTGAACAGTTCCAGTTTTTTATAATATTTCTTATATAAATTTTTTTAAAATCGTTTATGTTTATGTATACTCGTGCTGAATAGATTCCAAAATATTCAGGATCTAAAATGTTCACGACTTTGTCATTCTTTAGTTTACATACTTCTGTATCGTAAGTTACGTAACGTGTGCCGTGTGCGTATTCATTTACACATGTAACAAAATCTACAGGTTTTGTATTCAAAATACTATTTGCAATCGTTTTTAAAATATCATCTGATATTGATTCAAGATTATTATTTTCCATTTTTAATTACCTATTTTAGTAAATCAACTCTATGCAACGCACTTATGTTTAAATGCGTTGATGTAGAATTAACTTTTGATTTAACGTGCGTGTACTGCTGTTTCTCATCGCACATATACATTTCAAACAGCCGATTGACTGTTACACACGCTGTTTGACTATTGTCACGTATAGTCATACATAGCAAATTGTTAAAGAACATCAGAGCAGTGAATGCGCTGTTTAGATAGTTGACTTTGTAATCTTTGTTGTTTCAACTTTCTATACTGTAAGTATAATGACATGTTAATAGAATGTCAATAACATTTTATAGTTTTTGTAACTAAACGTGATCATGATCACACTTATTTTAATAACGTGCTGATAACTAAGGAAATGTTTGTATGATGTTGTACATGTATATATTTGTACTTGTGTACATGCACGCATGAATGTATGCACATGCTACACATGACACTATGAACTACGAACTACGACACGACATGTAAGAACAGAACTGAACACTACGAACGCACGACATGTAAGAACAGAACGCACAACACAACACAACACAACATGTAAGAACAGAGCACGACACTACAAACGCACGTAACACATACATTAAATATATTCATCTTATAGCTGATAGTTGATAGTGTGTGTGACTTGCTCGTATGTCTCGCATGCTTGACGCATTGGATTTGTGTACGCATAGATTATGTGCTATGCGTCTTGTATGTAAGTCGCAAGGATTGCTTAATGGACAGGGGGGGCTATTTGGACAGCGAAATTTTCATACCCCCCACTACATATATTAGCTACGCAAAAATTTTTTCGCTGTTTAAGCAAATACCATAACAACCTATATTTCTAGTCAGCAAGTCATGCTCTGCTTGCGACGCCATCGTTGTCCAATATCTTTGTTCAGCGTGCAACGGTATCGGTGCCCTCGGTGTTCAATCTGCTTGCGCTGTCTTCGATATACTCGGTGGTATCGATGGTATCGCTGGCATCGGTGGCATCGGTGTATTCGATGTTCAATCTGCTTGCAACGGTATCAGTGCCTGCTTCGTCAGTTAAGGTATCGATGTCCTTGACATCCACAAGTTATGTGGTATCCTTGCTTTCTGTGAACTACTCCACAGTTTGACTATCCTATTTGACAGAGCAATAAAAATTGTTTAAATTGTAAGTGCGTCTTATCTGACGATTTCTATTGTTTTCTACTCCGTCGTCTGGTAGGGCGCTCCAGTCCTGTATTATTTTCTGTAGCTTACACACAAATAGTTGTAAGTCTCTTCCGTTTAACATATACTTAGAGCAGTAGTTCAAACTCCTGGGAGAACTTTCCATGACCGTAACATTTGTACCGGGCGAGTTAAAGTCTGACGGTTCACGCCAAAGACCTCTTGACGGTTCTGTAATTTCTGATAAGTATATAGATAAGCCGGCGCTGGTATCTTCAGACGCCAATAATCTTTTAAAGACAGGTTCTGACGGCAGCCTGCTTGTAGACAAGAATGACATTCCAGCCGCTTCAGCTCCGTCCGCTTCTGACTATGTATCAGCTGAAAGTGATAATCAGCTCAAGATTTCAACTGTTGACTCCAAACTTTTCGTAGCGAAACCTGAGGCTGTTAATCCTGCTTCACTGGTTTCAGGAGTTTCAGGTAATGCCGTGACGGTTGCGGCTGATAATAAGCTGTATGTGGCGTCTGCTGATGTCCCATCTCCTGCCGACATGGTGTCGTCCGATGCCGGCAACCGTATAACCGTAGGTTCTGACAGCAAGCTGTTCGTAGCAAGTCAGAATGTCACACCTGCTGATTTGATTTCAACTGACGTCAATAACTCTCTGGTACGCGGTTCAGACGCTAAACTGAAAGTAAAGGTCGTATCAGATGACGCGGGCAACCTGCTCACGCGCGGGTCAGACCTGGGTGCCGTGGTGAAGGCTGCCGATATGATCTCAAACGGCAGCACCGGCAATCTCATTACTGAGAACTCTGTTGATCATGGGATTGAGGTCAAGACTTCAGATGTCCAGACCTTAATCGACACTTCTCTCAACGCGAAAGTGATAGTGTCGGATGATGCCGGTAACCTCGTAACCAAAGGGACTGACGGTGGAGCGTTCTTGTCAGGCGCCGACCTGCCGGACGCGGTGTCAGCAGGCGCAGGTGTAGCAGTAGACGCGGGCAAGGTAAGTGTTCTCGCCGGTCACGGTCTGGCGGTTAACGGCACCACTAATAAGCTGTATGTCAACGAGGATGACCTGGACTTCAAAGAGATCTCGCTGGCGACTACAGAGAAAATTCTGTCGCTGAGCGCTGCTCATGAGCTGTCTTCGACGCTCTCCATGTCCTACAATTCTTCCACCGGGTATTTAACTCTGCTTGGTACCGGCGGACAGACCGTAGACTCCATCTTCATTCCGGGCGCTGAGCAGGCTTTGCTTGGCGTAGAGGTTATAAAGAACCCGACCGGTTATGATGCGGGCACTTATTTCAAGTACACGTTCGCCACCGCCGGCGGAAATGTGGTGTCCTATGTTAAAGTTCCGGAAGGATCTGCTACTGCAGGCGGTAACGGTATCACTGCTGTGACCTCTGACGGTGTGACGACTGTTTCAGCTAAAGCCGGACTTGGCATCAGCGTCGACTCCATCGGCATAAACGTGATGCCTGAGCCTGACAGGGGTCTTACGGTAAGTTCAAGCGGTGTTGCCGTCAAGATCAAGTCGGGCGGCGGTGTGATGGTTGACGCTAACGGTCTGTCTGTTGATCCGTCGGTCGTTCCGACTTCAGAGTCACTGGAGGCTCTTACCGAGCGTGTGCATACTGCCGAGAATGACATCGACGCTCTTGAGACGGGTCTTGGCAGCACCAATACGAACCTCAGCAATTTAAAGAATACTGTAGACGCTCTTGAACTGAGCGCTTCTGCTTTGTCAGTTTCCAATACTGCGGTAGACCCGGGCACGCTTGTCAATTCAACCGGTGTTCTCTACCCGGCTACAGATTTGTTGTCATAATTTAAAGGAGAAAAAAAAAT